TTAGCCACCCAAAAGAAATTCACTTGGCGACTTGTAGTCCAAGCATTTTTTAGGGTAGTTGTTAATCCAATTTTCGATAAAAGCTACTTCTTTCGGAGTCGTTTTCTTGGTTCCTTTAGGTAACCATCTCCGAATTAATCGATTATGATTTTCATTTGAACCTCTCTCCCATGAAGAGTAAGCATGTGCGTAGTAGATATGTTCCTCAGGAAATACCTCAGACAATCGTTTGAACTCCGAACCATTATCTGCAGTAATGGACAGAATACGATGCTCCCCTAATAGTAACGTAAGCGCCTGATTGACAGATTCAGCAGTTTTATTTGGAATTAACCTTATAATTTGGTGTCTGCTCCGCCGGTCGGTTAAGACTAACAGGCAATAATTTTTTATCTTAGTCAGTAGGACGGTATCAATTTCATAATGACCATTTTCCAAGCGAAGATTAATAACGTCAGGACGTTATTAGATAGATTTACCTGCCGGCTTAAAGTTCGGACTAGCTTGCTTCTTGACACCTTTCCTTTTTCTGGGATAAAGCATGTCGGCCTTCGTCAATCCTAAATGACCATTATGAAACCAGTAGTAGATGGTTGAAATACCAACTTTCACTTGCTTCTTGTTAACCATCATTTCAGGCGAAAATTTTTGCTTATGATAGTGTAAGATCTTCTCTCTGATTTCCTTTGTTAAAATTAACTTTTTCACCGACCGTTTTCGATTGAATTGGTAAACAGTTTGTGCGTAATCGGCAGAATAGACCTTTTTGTATAGCCCTTTTCTCACTTGTTGTAAAGTTGTACCTCTTTTGACTTCATTATGAATCGTTTGAGGCGCCTTTCCTAACAAGCCTGCAATTTCACGATTGGACTTATTTTCATTCTTCCACCGCTCAATCAAGCGACGGTTATCTATTGTCAAATGTTTCCCTTTTGGGGTATAATGTTCTTGCATCTCTGTGCCTTTCCTTGTGTTTGTGGTGAACAACAAGTATAGCACAGAGGTGTTTTCTTATACCTTAAATCACATTTCATTTGACAACAGGAACCCTTGAACCTGTTTTTTCAGCTAAACCAAGGCTATGATTAGCCTTGGCCACCTAGCCTAACAGTTTCAAACCTGTTATCAAATGAAATCATCAACTTACTCAAACATAGTGAAACATCTAATTCTTGACTAAGGTAAGGTGGCTAACTTCATTATAGAACTTTCATCCCCTCTATACACCCCGACTACTGCATAAATCTTGATGTGTGTGTCTTCGGCTGGTGGGAAGTCTAGGATGATGTCTTCGTACTTGTCATTGAGTGACACTAGGCGTAAGCGTCCGTTTTCGGTATATATCTTCTTGAAGTAAGAACGGTCTCCATATGCGATAACTGCTAAATCTCCGTTGTAGGTAGTCAGTCCTTTGTCTACTAAATAGAGAATGTCTCCGTCTTGGTAGTCGGGTTGCATGGAGTCTCCACTGACCTTGGTCGCAATATCGTGGCGTGGTGGTCGCTCGTCAACCTCTATAGTCTCTCTGTCTGTATCGTCGTACCCAAATCCATAGTTAAATCCAGAAGCTGCTGCCGTCTCAGATACAACCTCAACTTGGTACAAGCTGATAACTTCCGATACTTCGTTTATCTTCGTTTCTTCTTCGTTTTGGCTCTCCAGAAGCTCCTCAGAGGTCCGTAGCACGATTTTTTGATTGGGTGGGGTTAATTGCACTACCTTATCCATTATCTGCTGTGTGAGCGAATCTGGAGCGTCTGGCAGTGAGTTGGTGGATTCTTCTTTAAAAGTAGTATCTATATCTGATTTTTTAACACCGAAATAATCAGCCAGTTTTTGGATAACACCAAAAGAAGGAGCGCTTCTTAACTTCATATAGTCTGTCATAGTACTTGCTGTAATTCCAACTTCTTTAGCCAACTCTTTTTGGGTGATGCCACGTTGCTTTCTAAAGTGTGTAATATTTTCAGCAATAATTTGCATTCGTTTTTTTTCGTCCATTTACGATTACCTCGTATTTTTTATAATTACATTATATATCATTTTTGAATGATAAACAATCAAAAATACGAAAAAATCCTATTTTTTTGATAAAAACTATTGACAATACGAAAAAATCGTATTATAATTAAATCAAGCTTAAGGAAAAGGAGGTAAGGCAAATGAACGAACTAGAAAGAACAGCCCTCAATGAGATATTGAGGACTGTGACATATATAGCTGAGAAGTTGGATGAAGTAGATTCTAAGATTTCTTTGAACGATTCACAAGCTCTTGAGCATCAAGGAAATTGAGTTTCATTTCCATGTAGTGAATAACTCCGTGTAGGTAGTTCTTTAGGTCTGTAAAACCTTTATCAGGATTATTTCTATAGTAATGACCTTCGTCGTTACCGATATAAGCAGATGCAAGCGCAAATGTTTTAAGGTCTTCATCCTTGATATATTTTTCAATAACTTGTTTTAATGACATTTTAATGATTTTATCTTCATCATCAGGATTTGTAACAATGGAGAAATCTTTAACAAAGAACTCAAGCGCCTTACGGTATCCAATACCTGCAATGTGGTCTAGTTGTTCGTGTTCAGCTTTCAGTGCTTGGACATAGATTTGCTTACCAATTGGAGAAACTATCTCTACATCGTCAGATATAGGTATATCGCTCGGAAGATTAGGGATTACTTTGATATGTTCAATTTCGTATTTTTCGGTATAGTCATTGATTAAAAATCTTGTAGCTATAAACTCCTCTGTCCAAAAGTGCTTACAACCTAAGCATCTACATGTTAATACTAAGCTTGTTTTATTTTCTCCAAGAGAAAAATAAGAAGAGTTCACAAGATCTGGATTGGTTGGTTTTTTACAATTTGGGCAAATGTCTTCAACGGTTACAGGCCTAGAAACAGAAGAATTTACTTTCACTCGAAATATCATAAGATTTCTCCAATCGTTTTATTTTGATTATACCATATTTGAAAGGGGGTGAGGAAATGAGACCAAGACGATATCCGTATAGTGGGAAAAAAGAGTCCACCTTCGTAAAGGCAGACCCTGAGTTAATGTTGAATATCAATAAGATTGATGTTGGAAATATACAAGCGAAAAATATATTTGGAAAAATTTAAGGAGTAGGAGGATGGATGAAAGAAAATATAGAACATCTTCATGAACGCATAAAGCATTTTCAGTCATTGATTGCTTATATGTCTGAGCATGAGAAAAAGTATTATTTAGAAAAAGATTGGTTCGATAACCCAACCCTAATTTCTATAGAAGACGCAAAAAAAGAAGTAGAACTACTTTAACAGAAAGGAGGTAGGAACGTGCAGTGGACTTTAGAAGCTATGAGAATCAACAAAGGACTTACTCAAGCAGAGTTGGCAGAAAAATTTGAAGTTTCAAGTCAAACAATTGCTAGATTAGAAAAAGATAGCTCTGATATCGGTTATCAGCTATTGAAAAAATACATGTTTTTTTTCAATGTGAAATTCGATGATATTTTTTTAGGGAAAAAATACGAAAATTTCGTAAATAACTAGAAACAAAAAAATAAGAAGGAGGAACACATAGATGGAAAGCGTTCTTGAAAGCTTGAAACAAGAAAAAGACCACCTCGAAAAAATCATTAAGGTAGTTACCTCTGGTGGTAAATTTCTGAGATTGCCGTATCAAAAAAAGTCACGCTCGATTAGTGAGAATCTGAAATTGATTTCTCAAAATCTTGATAAATTGAGCGAGCAAGTTCAACAAACCACGAATCAGCATTCATGATTTCAAGATGACGAAAGAAACCTGTTTTGATTTCCAGTTTGATATCATGTTACAGCGACTCGATAAAGCGATTAGTGATTAAATTTTTGAGATGTAAGTTTTTTTCATGTCAAACTTTTTCATGTCAAATTTTTTACACTAATAAATATTAACTAACAACAAGTATTAAAAGACAACCAGTCCTACTTCTCTAAATAAAAGAGAGGGTAGAAAAAATAAATACAAAGGAGGTGAGGAAATGAGACCAAGACGATATCCGTATAGTGGGAAAAAAGAGTCCACCTTTGTAAAGGCAGACCCTGAGTTAGTTGAAAAACTTTTAAGAAACACTAGTTTTCTTGAGCGTTTACAAAAAAAGCCTATCAATTTTCAGATAGACTCAGAAGAATTTAAGCGTCTTAGCTATGAAGCCATTCATGATACTTCTCAAGTAACTCAATAGTAGTTATTACAGAAGTCAAACCACTGACCTTCCCCAGTTGCAATCCGTCTGTATGGTCAATCTGTTTAGTAGCTTCATTAGCTTTAGCAGAGATAGCTTGCATATCTTCAGCTGTTAAAGATTCTCGAAAATCTTTAAAGGATTTCATAAAAACTCCTCCTTTCTATTGGAATTTTGACTAAAACGGTGAGAGGTCCTAGTCGAGATTATTATAGCAATTTAGGAGGATATTACATCGGTCTTGAGGCTGATTTTTGGAGGCAATATTGGAAGATAAAATCATAGAACTTGCTGATTACTTCATCAGCGAATCTACAACGTACAGAGAAGCAAAAATAGCGTGTGAGAAGCTATTGAAACAAGTCAGCCACGAGATTGAACTCAGGGCGATGGAAAGTAGGACAGTATGAAAGAAGCAGTAAAGGAATTTCTAAAATTCAGGAGCCGATTTACAAAAATAGAATGGTTTGAAATCAACCAAGCTGTCGAAGCTCGTTTAAATCAAAAAGCCGACCAGTTGAAACTGGACGACGTAGATTTAGAAATCATTTCTAGCAGACTAGAAAAAGTTATCTAGAAACGATTTGAATGAACATTGGATGGATACGATAGTCAGCGCCACGATAGTGAATGTAGATATAATCCTGATGGTACATCGAGTTTGCTTCAGGTTTAGAAATTGGTGAGTAGAGTTCTGCATTTTCTTCCCACCAAATGTAAGGACTAGCCATATTTGGTCCCATTACACAATCGTCGTCGGCTGATAGGTTCACCCAATTTCCGCAAAGACATGCGTGAATTTCAGTCATAATATTACCTCCTTTCTGGTTTCATTATAGCAGAAAAGGAGATAGCAAAAAAGCACCTGACGGAAATCAGGCGCATACTTAAATATTCAACATGATTATAACACGAAAGGAGCAAAAATGGAAGCAGTTGAAATTGTAAGAATTAAAGATGTGATTATTGAAAAAGTCTCTGCTAATGATGAAGAGTTAAAACGTATCTTTGGATGTTCAAAACGACAAGCAGGAGAGCGAAGAAGAGAAATGCAAAAACTCCCTAGTCAGCAAAAACATCTTTTGGATAGTGGACAACTTGTAACGATTAAAGGTTTCTATGAATACTTGCAATATCGTGGAACTAAAGCTTGGAAAAAAGAAATGGAAACAAGCAAGAAAATGAGGTCAGCAGGATGAACCTACTATCAAGAATCAAAAACTATTTTTCGGAAGAGGTCAAAGAAACTAATCTCGACTGGAAAGAGGTCGCTTTAGACCTCAATCAATCACTAATTGAAACACAGGAAAAACTTCAAGAAGCGAATCAAGAAATCGCAGACTTGAAGAAAATCGTAGCAATCTATAAAGAAAAGGAGAAAGAAAAACGATGGAATATATTTACCTGGTAACAATCGTAGGAATTGGACTATGGTCGCTAGTAAATAAACTAGATGACCACGCTGAAATGAAACAAAAAGAGCGCCAGCTGATGGCAAACAATGTCGCACGGATGAATCTGAGAAATTCAGATAAGCAATTTACTTATGATGTAGAACCGCCTGAAGGGTTGAAATAAGGAGGAGAAACATGACTCAAGCTGAACGAATTAGGGAATATTATAGAGAGCACCCTGCTGCCTCATATGATGAAGTGGCTGAGGTCGTTGGTACAACAAATAGTAATGTGAGAGCGAACCTGGCCAAAGACATCAAGGCAGGCAGATGCGTTCGCTTGGAAGATAAGTCATACGATTACTCGCCTTACTATAACCATACACAGGCACTCACTGAGTTGGTTGACTGGAAGAATGACAACAGACGTGAGTGGGTGGATATGCTGACAAGAGCAGCAGAGAAAGAAACGGATAGCAACGTTATGCGTTTGTTAATCAAAGAAGCAAATAAATTGATGAAAGAGGTGACTAAGTAGATGGTACGAAATAAAATAGGTGATTTAACTAACACGCTCTTCGCTCAATTAGAGACTCTGGATGATAGGGATCTTACAGCAGATGAATTAAAAGTAGAATTACAGCGCTCGAAACAAATGGTCGCAATCTCAGGTCAAATCTTACAAGCAGGTCAATTGGCGCTAGATGCTGAAAAATTCAAAGACAAGGTAGGTGAAGTCAATGCCCCGATCGCTTTGCTGGAAGGATGAGTACACGGAGTACATGCATGAAATATGCCCTGGTCGTTTAACTCCTGAAGTAACCAGGTTGCTGAATGAAAAATTTGGTACGAATTATAACAAGAGTCAAATCGGTGGCGTACGCAAACGTCTAGGGTTAGCAGTTGGAAAAGTCTATCAAGGTCGATTGCTGACAAAGGAGCAACATGATTATCTTGTATTGATCCAAAAAAATAAGATTTCTCGTAATGTCGCAAATGAAATGAACCAAAAATTTGGCTTATCGCTAACTGAGAAACAGATTAAGAGTTATCGGAGAAATAATAATCTACATAGTGGTTTGACAGGAAGATTCGAGAAAGGTCAGACTCCTCACAATAAGGGGAAGAAGTACCCCAATATGCCAAAAAACGGCGGGCAGTTCAAAAAAGGTAATCGACCTCCGAATTATGTACCTGTCGGTACTATCAACTACACAACAAACGGTTATCCAAAAGAAAAGATTGGAGAACCTAATCAATGGGTTTTGAAACACCGCAAGGTTTGGGAGGACCATCACGGGCTGATACCAAAAGGGTACTCAATCGTTTTTCTGGACGGTGATAAAACAAACTATGATATTTCAAATCTGGCATGTTTATCTAAGAACGAAATTGCTAGAATGAATCAAAATCATTTATTCACGTCCAACGCTGATTTGACTAAATCAGGTATTGGACTAACAAAACTTACAAATAAAATCAGAGAGGTAGAAAAAAATGGCTAGTTTATACGAACTAACAGGTCAGTTCCTGACAATTTACCAATTGGATATCGATGACGAAACAAAAGCAGACACGCTTGAGGCCATCGATTGGCAAGAACAATTTGAACAGAAAGCAGAAGGATATGCCCATGTTATCAAGAATCTAGAAGCCGACGTGGCAATGTACAAGGCTGAGGAAGAGAGCTTCAAAGCCAAGAAACAGGTGGCACAGAAAAAGCTGGATTATGTCAAGGATAACATTATGGCAGCTATGAATGTCACGGGGCAAACCGAAGTTAAGAGTGGTGCCCTGATTATAAAAATTGCTAAGAATCCAGAATCAGTCAAGGTCAACGAAGACGACCTTCCGAAAAAATATTTTACAAAAAAAGTGACGCTTGCGCCGGACAAAAAAACACTCAAAGAGTTGCTTAAATCTGGCAAGAAAGTCAAAGGTGCGGAGCTTGTCCGGACAGAAAAGTTGGTGATTAAGTAATGGAATTGATGAATAAAACACGAGTAACAGATTCACTAGCAGTTGTGATTGGACCAGAATCGATTGAAGTACTTGTTACTGAAGGTTTTCTATTTGATGTTGCGATTCGTTTTGTAAAAGTAGACGAAACAAATCTTGATCAAGGAAATGAAAAGCCAGTATTCACTCCGGAATACAAGCTGGTCACAGTTGCTAAATACAAGGAAAAACCTATCTTTGAATCGGAGGAAGATATTCGAAAATTTGAGAAGCAAGCAAAAGAAGTTAAATCGCTATTTGCCTTTGCAAAGGTAAATAAACAAAATTGGTTTAACACTGCCCTTTATCCAGGAGTGCTAACTGAGAAAGTTGGTGTTTGATGAAAATTTTAGCTATTGATCCAAGCAGTAATAAAATTGAAACCAGCACAACAGGAGTTGTCTTGTTGGATAATGCAAGATTAGTTGATAGCTGGGTTGTCTCTTATGGTATGAGAGGTTTCGCTGATTGGTTTCACGAAATCGGAACAAATCTTGAATTCGATGTAGTTATTGTTGAAGAATTTAAGGCGAGGGATAACGACAAGTCGAAAGATAATAGCGTGGCAGAAACCATCGCCTATATCCAACTTTGCTATCCAGGTGCCATTCTTCAATTCAATGCAGGTTACAAGTCGGATATTCCAAACGATCTTTTGAAAATCTTAGACCTTTGGAAATTTGAAAAAAGTCATCATCAAGATATTCGAGCAGCAGCAAGACTTGGATTATTTTGGGCAATGAGAAATGATATTGAAGAAGTGGTTCATGATATCGGAAAGGTGGTGAGTGAGTATCACAATAACGCTAAGAAAGTGGCAAGCTGAAGCGATTAAAAGAAGTGAACATTTATCTAATGGAATCTTTTTAGAGGCTCTTGGGGGCAGAGGCAAAACTATCTGTGCACTTGCTATTGCAAAACATAAAAAAGCTAAAAAAATCATCATCACAAACAATCGACTAGCTATTCTGAATGGTTGGATAGATGCAGTCAAGTTTATGAATTTTGATAAAGGTGTTGAGATTATCATTCAGACAGATAGATATCTTCAAAATCAAGTCAAAAAGGGGCATAAATTAGATTGTGATGTGCTGATAGTAGACGAATGGCAGAATATGTCTTCTGACAAACAAGTGGCCTTATATCGCAAAATAAAGCGAAAATACACGATAGGTCTTTCAGCGACACCAATTCGGAAAAAAGGACAAAATTTCTATCCGCTTGAAAAAACGGTATTTGGTTGGGCAACCCCAAATAATAAATTTGACTGGCAAAAGACTCATGGAAAAATGGTCTATGATCCATTTAGCTATTCAAAAGAGAAGTGGGAAGATTTTCAAAATTATGAAAGTTATATCTCGAGCTTGCCTAATTTCTTCCGCTGGGAAGACATTGAAAAGATTGAGAATGCCACTGAAAATAACGGTTTTGAAACCAAGTTCTACCCAGTCACAGTTAAAGCTGGAAACCCTGAGAAATTAGCTGAGTTTAGGCAGCTTAACTTGGTCACTGTTGGAGACAAGACGGCTATGGCCAAACAGTCCTTTGGTCGCAAGACCTTTGAACGGTACCTAAATCAAACTGGTGTGATCGTTGATTTTCCAAAGTTGAAACCAGTTAACGCTGATACCCCTCTCATGCTCAAATTGGACGGATTGATTGAAAGAGCACCACACGATATGTTGATTGTCAGTAAATCTAAGCAGATTGTCAACGTCATTAGCGAGCGCCATCCTGAAATTGGAATCTGGACGGGCGATATTCAAGAAGGACTTTATAAGAAATTCGTGGTTGCTACTAGTCAAGTGTTAGGTGTCGGAGTAGACGGCTTGCAACACAAATACCAAACTATTGTCGTATTGGATCCAGTAGAAGAAGGTTCTGGAGAATATGATGATTATCGACAATTGCTCTGGCGCATAACAGGAAGTCGTCAGCAGCATGATGTAAATGTAATTGAATTTTATTATAAAGAAAGTTAAAAATAAAGAGGAAAACAAAATGAATAAAACAACTGAAATGATCGTATTTCGTAGCCGTAAAACTGGAGAATTTCTTAATTCTTACAAGGACAGAAGTTCTTTAGCATTTGCAGCTGACTTTTGCAGCTTGGAATATTGTTTGAAGCTTCCTCGTAAAAAATACGAAGACAACAAAAAGACTTACAAGGCTCTTGCTGCAGCTTTTGACTATGAAATTGTCGCAGTTGAAGCGGAATACAAATTGACCTATCCGAATGGATCAGAAGTTGAACCTATCAAGCGTGACCGTTCATCAATTGAGGACATGATTAAGGATATCATTGGAGGGGTTCTCTAATGGCATTTACACTTCCAGCAAATAAACCACAAGTTCCTAAAGATACCCCACGAAATTTTTTCATCTACGGTGAAACCATGAGCGGAAAGTCTTATCTTGCAAATGAATTCCCAAATCCAATCGTTTTGAACACAGACGGGAATGCAGAAGCTAACACTGTTCCAAGCATTCAGCTGATCAATGAAAAAGATGACAAGGGACGAATTACCAATTCAGTAATTAAGCAGCTTGGAGATATCTTGCTTGCTCTCCAGACACAGAAGCACTCTTATGAAACAGTCGTTATTGATGTAATTGACGATGTTATTGAAATGATTAAGATTGCAGTTTGTGATGAATTAACCCCAGTTGGTAAACCTCGCTTGAAATCCTTGTCGGAAATTCCATACGGCAAAGGATACGACTTCTTTAACCAAGCTATCACAGAATTAGTCATTGACCTCAAAGCATTGCCAATGAATGTTATTTACATCAGCCGTCAGGTATCTGAATATGATGACAATGGCAATGCCACCAAAGACAAGCCAAGCTTGAAAGATAAGTATGTCAATCTTATCAATGGAAACTCTGATTTGATGATCCACACTGAAAAACTCGGCAACAACTACAACCGTGAGGTTGACCGCAAGCGTAAGACCTATTATGCGGACCAGGTTGATGACAAGGCCATCTTGAAAATCTTGGCAACTATCCGTGGGGCTGTTGAGCCTGCAAAGGGCAAGCTAGCCCCTAAAAAAGAAGCAGCTAAGACAACTAAACCAGCTAAGACCGAAAAAACAAAAGAGGCACCTAAGAAAGAAGTTGACTCTGATGATGAACTATTTTAAGAAATAAAGGAGAATACACATGAGCTTACTAGATATCGCAAAATCAATCAAAAAAGAGGGCTTTGACCCACGCAAAGACAGCGCCAACGGTCCTGCACCAATCCCAGCTGGTACTTATCCAGTAGTCCTGAAGAAAGCAACCTTCAACGTATCGGACAAAGGCTGGGAAAGCCTTGGTTATCAATTTGAAATCCGTGGCGGTGATTACAGTGGACGCTCTGAATTTGCAACATTTGGCACACTGACTGAATGGAACGGTAAGAACCTTGACTGGGCAGTTGAACGCACTATGAAATTCTTTATCAAAGCCTTGGTCCTTGCTGGCGACAGTATGCAAGGAAATGAAGAAGACGGTAAAGCCTTGGAAGAGGCTCTAAAACGTAAGGCAGTTGGCTCTTACTACAACCTTGTTATCTCTGTGACTAAGGGGAAAGATGGCCGTGAGTTCCGAAACTATGACCTTGAAGAAGAAGCACAACCGCTGACTGAAGCTGATATTGATGACGATGACCTCCCTTTTTAAGAAATAACAAGTTCTGGGTCATTGATGAAACTGATGAGGAATTTGGTCCTTTCACGACAGTAGAAGAGGCTTATACAGCTATGCTAACATACTTGGATATGACTGAAGATGAATATCAATCAAATTATATGACCCAAGAACTTGTTTATATTTACAAAGAGGAGAAGTAATCATGCCGTCGATGAAAGAATACGCATTACAGTATCAAAAGTTAGGGTTCTCAGTCATTCCAATCAATCCTAAAAACAAGATGCCTTTGATTAATTTTGCTGATAAGCCAGCCATGACTCCATCTGAGATTGAAAACTTTTGGGACGGCTACCCTAATGCAAACATTGCCCTAAAGACTACCAACTTCTTTGTCATTGATATTGACAAACACGGCAAATCGAACGGTTTTGAATCGCTAAAAAAATGGAAACATCTAAATTTAATCGAACCGACACTGCAAGCTAAGACGGCTAGTGGCGGTAAACATCTATTCTACTTCAAACGAGAAGATGAGCCGATCACTCAGATGATTGGATTCTTGCCTGGTGTTGATATTAAGGCTCACGAAAATAATTATGTGTTAGTCGCACCCTCTGCCACAGATAAAGGGCAGTATGAGTGGGATCTGGAAAAGTCTAAGGAAGGTGGCACGATGGTCACTCCTTCAAAAGATTTAATCCAGTCTATAAAAAAACAGTATGGCGAAACTCACGGTTATAAGTATGATGGTAAGGACGGTCTTAGGGATTTAGTTAGACGTTCACATACTAGAGACCGAACACAGACTACAGATCTCTTTGAAACCATCGCCCTTGGTTTTGGTGATGAAGGTGGACGAAATGACAAACTAGCAAAATTCGTAGGTGGTCTCTTATATCGTGCGGTCGACGATGGTGTAGTTGTTCAACTTGCAAGATTAGCAAATGCAAATAGTCCAACCCCTTTGCCTGAAAAGGAAATGATGCGTACTATTGAAAGTATGATTAAAAAAGATAGGAGGTGATTGTGATTGGTAATGTAGTAAGTATTGACTCACAACCTAAGATGATAACGACTGCCAAGGGAGACATCAAGGCCAACAGTCCAAGTAATGTGTTGATGTCTTTCAAAGCTGATGATCAGTTGAGTATTTACCTAAAGCACAACGATTTTTCCCAAGAGCATGAACTCCTTAAAGATATCAAGATCGGCAACACTCTTTTTAAAAAAGGTGAGCTCCCTTCTAACTTTGATTCAGTCGTAAAAGTTTACTTTGAAAGTGTGTTAGGTGTTGCTTTCTCTAGCCAGGCGATGCTGGACGGCATGGAAACTTTTTTCTCAGAACGTTCTTACAATCCAGTCATTGAGTATATGGAAAAGGCTGCTGAAAAATGGGATGGTCGTAAACGAATTGACCGAATGCTTCAGGTTTACCTGGGGGCTGAAGATATCCCTTTAGTTTCTAAAATCGCTCAAATGTGGCTAGTTGGTGCAGTTGCTAAAGTTTATGATCCATACGTTAAGTTTGACTATGTTCTGGATCTAGTCGGTGGACAAGGAGTTGGGAAAACATCCCTCCTTCAAAAATTGGGTGGCGAATGGTATACGGATGCCGTAACAGATTTCTCTAATAAAGATAATTACGACATTATGTTAAAGAGTCTAATCGTCAACGACGACGAAATGGTGGCCAGTAATCGGATGAGCTTTGCAGAAACTAAGGCCTTTATTTCTAAAACTAGCCTACGTTATCGTAAACCATACATGAAACGCACAGAAGAGTTTGCCAAAAACTTCATTTTAGCTAGAACTACTAACCAAACAGAATACCTCAAGGACAAAACCGGTGAACGTCGTTTTCTACCAGTTATGGCAGATAGTAAACGGCAAAAAAAACATCCAATGGAAATCGAGCCAGAGACAATTGAACAAATCTGGGGCGAAGCCGTTACAATCTATCGTGCTGGTGCTGATTTGATGTTTGATGAAAATACAGAGGATGAACTGAATATCTACCGTGAACAGTTCATGTATCGTGATGAAGTTGAATTACAAGTGCTTGAATATCTTGATATGCCCGTCCCTGAAAATTGGCAAAACTGGTCTATTCAGCAACAACATCAATACACAAGTAAATATTTCGATAATAGTAGCGACTTTGATCCTGGAAGCAAAAAACTAGATAAGGTCTCAACTCGTGAAATGATGTACAACTTATTTATGAGAAATTCGAATGACAGGAAGCTGTCAACGAAGATTAACATGATCATGGATAATCATCCTGATTGGAAAAAAAGTGTTTTCCGGGCAGGAGGTAAAAGTACAAAAGGGTTCGTAAGAGTGAAAGATTCGGAAAAAACTAATCGGTAGCAATTAAAAAATTATCGGTAGTCATCGGTAGCAGTTGAGGGGGAGATCGGTAGCATTCTACCGATAAAATAGGACATCGGTAGCACATCGGTAGCAGTCTAACCCCTTGATATTACTGACTTTTATTTAATATTTATATATAATGCTACTCTTCTACCTATATTTTTAAAAAAAGTATATAAAATAATAGTAATAATAAAGAAAGCCTATAGAATAGGGATTCTTGAAAAAAACTTTTTACTTTTTAGAATTTATCGGTAGCACGGTAGCAGTTTAGAAAAAAGAGGTAAAAATGTCATACACAGTAACATTATTTTTTGACAACATGGTAGACGAAACTCACTTTTTTAAGAAAGAGAGTGATGCTGCCAAATGCAAGGCTCAGTTAGAAAGCAAGTATCGAGGGAATCGAATGTATAAAGTTAAGCAGGAGAAATTGGAAGAATGAATAAGCAGGAACTGATTAAACGTATCGAGGATTTGCCTTATACAGAGGGGCCTATCGCAGATACAATCGAAATTAATAGAAATTGGATATTGAAATCAATTGAACAGCTAGCCGAATCCGAAATAGGTCACGCAGATGAAGCTCCACGCTACGTAAAGAACATACTAGCACGATTGCGAGAATTGCCATTGCATGATAGAGAGTTTTGGTTAAAGGCTATCATGAGCGAATTTGAACAGGATTTTAGCCATGCAAAATGGCGAGAGGGCTACGAGCAAGGTAAAATTGAGGGTATGGTTGAACGTGAAAAAGTCATAGTTCCGCAGTGTGTGGCGGAATATATAGAATTTAAAAAGAAAAACAATTTTCATGTTTACGGTGCAATGAGAGTAATTGAAGATCATTATGATAAGAAAGTTCCTGATTGGTTTTACGAAAATAACATCGAAAAATTCTGTCTTGCTTGGCTTAACGGCTACGAGGTTGAAAAAGAGAAGCGGTATTTTGTTAAGATTAAAGGGAATATTAAAGAAAATATGTTGGTTTATGGAGAACTTTTGAAAAGGTATTTCTTTACAAAAAGCTTTAGTTTAGACGATGTTATATATTCCCACACCCGTAAAGAACTAGAAAATGCAAAAATCGGCTGGGTGTTTGATTGTGAAGGGTTTGAGATTGAGGAGGTGGAGTGATGAGCCTTACGCTAAATAGCACAATTGGAGACTTAGTTTTGGCAATCGGAGAAATTATCGTTGGTTCTGATGGTAAAACCACTACAGCGATACTGGAGATACCTGATCAAAGCTTTTACTTAGAGATTGAGCTTAAATTGAAGGAGGAGGTCATAAATTGAAACGATTCATAGCTATCTGGATTCTGCTATCTGCTGGATTGAATATCTGGCAGAGTATCTACATTAAAAAGTTAGAAGAAAAGCGCCCTATTGTCGTCTATAAAGCTGATAACGCAGGCGCTGAGATATTCGGTAAAGTCGTCGAGAAAGGACGGCATGGCAAGCTATACACGCTTACCATTCGTGACTACGGGGTGTTCGTGGTTACGAAGGACGTGTATGAGAAAGTGAAAGTAGGGGATGAGGTGTTACTCTAATGGATGATATTTTACAAGCTTTAGCAAAAATGCTAAATATGACTGTTGATGAAGTAAGTTCTTTGCTTACAACATTTAAAGGGAATGCACCACAGATTTATGAAATGTTCGTTAAAGAAAAGATGTTTTATGATCTCTTCAGTCTTTTTCAAATCATGTCAATTGTAATATTTAGTATTTCTGCAGTAGTTTTAGCAGTTTTAACTCTCATATATTTTACATACGATGGTGGTTTTGTTTATTCCTATGATATACGTACAGGAAAAACCGAGGAAGAAATTAAATTAGAACGCATTGAACGGAAAAGAAAGGACTTAAAAATACCACTAAAAATTAGTTGCATTTCATCAAGCGCAAGTTTGATAACATTAGTTATTGCAATTGTTTTAAAAGCAACTCTTGCACCTAATTATATATTCATCGTGAATGAGATTTTACCAAAATTAACGAAGAGATAGGAGTTATCATGAACGCACTAGAAAAAGTCGAACAATGGTTTATCGACCGTGAAATCAAAGACCGAAAAGGTCGCTGGATTGATGGCTCGTTTGTCAAAGAGGAGGATTTGGCATGATACCGAAATTTAGAGTGTGGGTAAAAATAGGAAAACGTATGGTTTTTTCAGATGACATTCTTGCTATTGACTACGAAAACAAAGAAATAGTGACACAACAAGTTTATTTTGAGAATGGTTTACCAGACGATAGAGATATCTATTGTTATGATTTTGACGAAATCGAACTCATGCAATCAACAGGACTCAAAGACAAGAACGGCAAGGAAATCTTTGAAGGCGATATTGTACGAACTACTAGATTTTTGGGTAGAGCTGACGAAATTGGCGGTTTCTATGAGTATGACAAGGAATTTATAGGGATTGTTAAGCAGCTTGAGGGTTCTTGGGTAATTGATACGGGCAGTGACGCAGTATGTTTATGGACTGAAATTGAAGAAAATGAAATCATCGGCAACATCTATGAAAATAAGGAGTTTGGAGGACGCAAATGAGACCTTGTAAATATCCATATTCAGGAAGAAGAAAAAAACAAGAAACGCCGTCGCCAATATTTTCTGCACGACCAATTTTTGACGAAGTTCCAATTGTAGAAGAAGTTAAGGTTGAGTTCGGAGTTGAAGCTAGTATGGGGCGCATATATCCAGAAACGTTAATACATTTAGATATTTCTGGATACGGAAATAGAGTGCATTCAGTACATCGCTTCCCCGGTATTTTACTGAGTGTTGGTGAGTCAATCCAACTAAAGATGCTTTTCTATAAAAGACTTAGAAATTTTACTACAGATCGTTTCTTGACGTTTAGAGAATCTGATTGGAAGTTCTTTATCCGGTACCTGGTCAACGAATTTAAGCATTAAAAAAAGCCAAGACACTCTCTGCCTCAGCTAATAGTTCTCGCAAAGACTATTATATCACAAAGGAGACAGAGAGTGAACAAGGCTAAAGAGCTCTTGAAAGAGTTGCAGGATCTGGACATGGACATCCAAAGCCGTATAGACGAAATTAACGAGCTTGAGGCAGGTTTGCTCTCAAGCCCTAAATGGTCCGAGGTTAAAGTCCAAGGTGGACAGACTAGAAAAGTTGATGATGTCTATACTCAGTTGGTAGTGATGAAAGAGGCTATAGAGCAGGATACTAAAGAGGTCATTAACAGAAAACTTGAATTAGGTAGAATAATCAATAGGCTTAAAAATCCAAAGTACAGGGCAGTATTAAGAATGACTTACATCAACAAAGGCACCGCTGATAGCGTTTGTTATGATTTGAATATGAGTCGTACAACCTACTACAGGTTAAAAAATGAGGCGGTCTTAGCTTTGGAAGAAGTTATCTAACCTCATAGTGAGCTTATGGGACTTTTTGGAACAGCACGGTTCTAAAAATCTGTTAGAATGGTAGTATCAAGAATTGAAAAGAGAGGTCTCAGAATTGGTAGATGGTTACCTGTAATGTCAGGGGGCTGTAATGGCCTTGGAGGTTCAAGTCCTCCCCTCTCCTTTGAGTGTTTGTGTCCCAGAATGAGTTAAATCTTCTGGGTGGGGATTCACATATCACTCATTAACTCCTATCACTCATTAACTTAAAAATGGTTGCGGAAGCGACTGGACCTCGCATGATTGCGTAGCTAATTATATTCCGGATAAGTTATAAGCTAGAGGGTTTGATTCCCTCAGAGGTTTTAAAGACTACAAAAAATAAAAAAGAAGTCAAAATTTAATACGCACGCAAGGTAGTAGTCGCCTTGCAAGAAGGTCGCACATCGTGTGGCTTTTTTGATTGTTTGAAAGGTGGTGATGGAAAATTGAGTGGATTGAGAATAAAACAAAAGAGATTTGCAGATGAGTACATCATCTCAGGTAATGCGACGGAAGCCTATAAGAAAGCAGGTTATCGTGTTTCTAGTGATAGAGTGGCAGGCGTTGAAGGACATAAGTTACTAAAGAATCCTAAGATTAAAAGCTATATAGATGAACGACTGAAACAGCTTGATTCTGAAAAGATTGCGGATCAGCAAGAGGTCTTAGGTTATCTAACTTCAGTCATGCGAGGAGAGACGCAAGAACAGACCTTGATAAGCATTGGAGAACTAGGGCAGACGATTACGGATATAGATGTAGGAGCTAAAGATAGAATCAAGGCGGCTGAACTTCTTGGTAAACGGCATAGGCTTTGGACGGATAAGGTAGAGGCGGATGTTTCTGGAACGGTGGTGTTTGCAAATGAGTCAGACATACCAGATTAAGCAAAACGATATTGTCGTTGACTTACCTAAGACAGTAGGAGCTGGGTACGGACAGTTCTGGCGCTCAAGAAGTCTTTATCGTGTAGTCAAAGGGTCCCGTGGTTCGAAGAAGTCCAAGACAACCGCTTTAAACTATGTTGTCCGTCTTTTGAAATATTCCTGGGCCAACTTGCTTGTTATTCGTAGGTATTCGAATACAAATAAGCAATCAACTTATACGGATTTTAAATGGGCGTGTAATGTGTTGGGGGTGACTCATTTGTTTAAATTCAATGAGTCTTTGCCTGAAATAACCATAAAAGCGACTGGTCAAAAAATCCTATTCCGTGGTTTGGATGATGAACTCAAAATCACATCTATCACGGTCGATGTCGGCAGTCTTTGTTGGGCATGGTTTGAGGAAGCATATCAAATTGAGACTGAAGACAAGTTCAGTACAGTAGTTGAGTCAATCCGTGGTAGCTTAGATGTACCTGATTTCTTTAAACAAATCACAGTCACATTTAACCCGTGGAATGAGAGGCATTGGCTCAAGCGTGTATTCTTCGATGAAGAGACGAGACGGGCTGACACATTCGCTACTACAACCACTTACAAATGCAATGAGTGGCTTGATGAAGTCGATATCAAACGCTATGAGGATTTGTATCATACGAACCCCAGACGTGCTAGAATCGTTTGTGATGGCGAATGGGGAGTTGCTGAAGGTTTAATCTACGAAAACGTGACTGTCAAGGATTTCAATAAAGATGAATTACTACAAGATTCAGCTAATAAGTTATGTATCGGTCTTGACTTTGGTTTTACTCATGATCCAACTGCTTTGTGTTGTTCGTTGATAAATGACACGACGAAAGAGATTTATGTCTTTGATGAGGCGTATAAAGTCGGATTGATAACCAAAGAAGTTGCGAAGATGATAAAGGACAAAGGTTATCATCGCTCACAAATCATTGCTGATAGCGCTGAATTACGACTGATTGAAGAGCTCAGGTCAGAACATGGCATATCTAGAATAAAAGAGAGTCGGAAAGGTAAGGATAGTATTATGGCAGGTGTATCCAAATTGCAAGGATACGCTATTTATGTGCATCCAGATTGTAAAAACATCATGGATGAATTTTATAGTTACTGCTACCAGCGAGATAAAGAAGGCAACTGGTTGAATAAACCAGAGGATAAAAACAACCACTTGATGGACGCTTTGCGTTACAGCCTTCAATGTATCGAAGGTGGGAAAGCAACCGTCCGCAGACGTTCTGATTATGGTCTATAGAGAGGAAAGACATGTACCAATATTTAACCTATCCACGGGATGGATATGATGAGGGTTCTTTGAAGAAAGACCTGATTTACAAATTGATAACGATACATAACACTGAAAGTTCACATTTGAAGAAGCTTAAAAGCTACTACATGGGCGAGCATGCTATCTTAAAACACACGAGACGCAACGTGAACGCACCCAATTACAAGACGGTAGCTAATCATGCCAAGGATATCGCAGACACGGCTACGGGCTATTTTATGGGCAATCCTATCAAGTATAACAATACTGCTGACGGTGATATTGATGAACTACTTACAGCCTTTGATGGTGCTGAGATTGACCAAGTGGATGCGCAGAACGCACTAAATATGGCTATCTACGGCCGTGCTTACGAGTACATCTATGCTAAAGAGGGTATGACTGAGTTGGATTCAACTAGTATTGATCCGGAGAATACTTTCATGGTCTACGATGATAGTATTGAGCGGAAGCCTTTGTTTGCGGTCTATTACTATGAAGTAAAAGACGATACGAAAGACACTACCAAGCACCAGGCTGAGGTCTTTACCGAAAATCTGCACTATCACATGGTGCTGAGAAGTACAGATTCAGGAACAACTCAGAGCGAGGAGGCAACACCTCACAACCTTGGTCAAATCCCAATTATCGAGTATCGCAATAATCACTTTGCGATTGGCGACTACGAGCAACAAATTAGCTTGATAGACGCTTATAATTCCTTGATGGGGAATCGTGTCAATGATAAGGAACAGGCTGTAGAGTCTATACTTGTCTTGTATGGCACGCAGTTAGCAGACACTCCAGAAGACGCTAAGGTAGCAATGAAGATTCTTTCTGAAGAAGGTCTTTTGGAATTGCCGGGCGATAGTGCAAGGGCTGAGTTCTTGAAGAATACGCTGGACGAAAGTGCTACTGAAATCTTGCGTACAGCTCTTAAAGAGGACATCTACACATTTAGCCATGTGCCTAATTTGACTGATGAGAATTTCGCAGGGAATACATCAGGCGTAGCCATGGAATTTAAGCTGATGGGCCTTGAGATGATTACTAAGACCAAGGAAGCGAACTATAAGCGAGGATTGCGTCAGCGTATTGCGATTTTTGCTCATTACTTAGGCATGAAGCAGATTGCTTTAGAGTCTCATTCAATCGTTCCACAATTCAGTCGTGGTTTGCCTAAGAACTTATTAGAAATCTCTCAGATTGTGAACAATTTGGAAGGCAAAGTGACCAATAGACAGCTTATTTCTCTCTTGCCGTTTGTGGAAGACCCTGACGCTGAGCTGGAAGCCTTGGAAGAAGAGAAAAAGAAGAACATGGAAGACATGCCGATGTTCAACAAAGACAACACGAAACCCGAAGACGAGGTAGAGGATGAAGAATCAGGAGTATTGGGCGAAGAGGAAAGCCAATCTGATTTACCAGCAGATGGACAAGGCCGAAAAGCAGGCAGACCAGTTCGATAAGGTCTATCAGGAAGCTAAGACTTACTTGGATAAGGAAATCAATAAGATTTTCGATAAATTCCAACGTGATTATGGTCTAAGTCAGGTAGAAGCTAGACAAGTCTTGAAGAACATGAAAGACAAGAAAAATCTGAATGAACTTCGTAAAGTACTTGAAGCGAGACCGAATGACCCGAACATCCAAAGATTACTAGCTGACTTAGACAGCCCAGCTTATTCTTTCCGCATGAAGCGCCTAGAGCGTTTGAGCGACGATTTAGATCGTATGCGTGAATCTATCTATCATTCGGAGAAGACAGGCTCAGATGCCTTTTATAGCGACCTGATGAAGGATAGTTACTACAAGGCTACCTTTGACCTACAACAGCAGACAGGACTAGCATATGGCTTTTCTGGGCTTCCTGAGAACGAGATTAAACATCTACAGTCTTTTAGTTGGGTAGGAGATGGAAGTACGTACTCAACAGACATCTGGAAGAATACAGGAAAACTTACTTCCAGCATAAAAGATGAACTCCTCATTAGCCTCATGACAGGCAGAGATACACGAGAAACTGCACAAGCAATTGCTGAGAGGTTCAATGTAGGTCAGAACGATGCAAGGCGTTTGGTTCGAACAGAATCCGCCTTTTTTCATAACCAGATGGAGCTACTCAGCTATGAAGAAGCAGACATAGAAAAGTATATCTTTGTGGCCGTCTTAGACAAGCGTACATCACGCATTTGTCAGGAGCATGACAATCAGGTCTATGATAGGGATAAGGCTGTCCCTGGTGTCAATTGTCCGCCTATGCACCCTTGGTGTAGGTCTACTACTGTCGGATACGATGAGGACGCAGACTACAGCAAGTTGAAGCGCAGAGCAAGGAATCCAGAGACAGGTAAAGTTGAGTACGTGCCTGCCGATATGACTTATAAAGAGTGGTATAGCAAGTATGTGGATGGTAATAGAGAGTCTATTAAACGTAAAGCGTTTGATAAAACTATTAAAGATGGTATAATAGTAAGTGTATCAGGGACTACAATTGGACACACTCCGCCTGGCAAAATAGGTTTGCCTAATAGTGTAGTTCAGCATAATGCTACAAACGGAGATGTCCTTGGTAGAACTTACTATGATGCTAGAGGTTTTAAAACGAAAGATGTTCATTTTACAAACCATAAACAACCGGCACGTCATCCTTATGGAAAAATCGGAGAACATGCTCATGATTTTGTATTTGATGATGAAGGTAAGTTCGTTAGTAGGAGTACTAGGGAATTAACAGACGATGAAAGAAAGGAGAATCAAGATATATTATGGCGATATTAGATGATTTACAAGCGTTATATGATAATGGATGGGACGCTTCTTTTAATTATAATGGTCAAGTATGTGGCATTTTCCCTAATTCTATTTATGATGTTGTTGTTATTATTGCGGACGACGAATATAGAGCATCTTCTTTTGACGATTTGATTTCTTTACAGATTGAAGGGAAAACTTTACCGGAAATCATGAACGAAGTTGAAGTACAATATGGCTAAAGCACCTAGAGAGATCTAAGTGCTTTTTTAGTACCCAGAAAGGAGACTATCCGTACGATTTTCTTGATTGTGAATTTGAAGTAAAAAGAATTTCAGTGATAGCTTGCGATACTATCCTTATAGAAGCCTAAAAGAAAGGAACAGAAAAATGGAAGAATGGAAAGAAAGATTTAAAAAAGAATACTACGAATTGAAAGAACGATTCCAGAAGTTAGATATGATGATTGGGAAATACGAAAAAGGGCAACTAGAGTTTGAATCTAAATGTCCGATTGATTTGTTAAAAGGTCAGCGTTCAACCATGTGGAATTATTTAAGAATTCTAGAACAACGTGCAAAAATTGAAGAAATTAAACTATAAAAATTAACCGCATCGAAATCGAGGCGGTTTTCTTATGCTCTAACCGTATGGAATCCCGTACGGTTTTTATATTGTCCAAACTGTACCGATGACATTAAAAGCTGTACTGTTCCGTCGCCGGACGTAAAACGAGATTATCGAGTGGCGACGTAATCGCTGGAGGACAATTATGTCAGAAGAAATCAATACAACTGTATCTGCTGAATCAGCTGAGACTGTCGACACTCAAGAAAATGTTGATACAGTGCAAGAAGAAAAGCACGAACGAACTTTCACTCGTGCTGAAATCGGCAAGATGTTATCTGCCGAGCGCTCTAAATGGGAAGCTGAGCAAGAAGCCAAGGAAAACGAAGCTAAGAAACTTGCCAAGATGAACGCTGACGAGAAACAAAAATATCAGTTGGATCAGCGTGAGCAAGAACTAGCTGACCGTGAGAAGGCTATTGCTCGCAAGGAATTGACCGCAGAAGCTAAAGCAATGCTAAGTGAACGTGACTTACCTGTTGAGTTAGTAAATGTAGTTGATTTGACAAGCGCAGAGACGGTATCGCAGTCTGTCGCTGTATTGCAGAAATCATGGGAGCAAGCCGTGCAAAAAGGCGTTCAAGAAAAACTAAAAGGCGGAGCTCCAATGAAACAAGCGCCAGTCGATAGTGACGGTATCACAAAAGAAGAATTTGCTCGTATGGGTTATCAGAGTCGAAATGAGCTCTATCAAAAGAACCCAGAGCTTTATAAGAAATTGAAAGGATAATAGAAAATGACAGCAGGACAAACTAAATTAGCCACTATGGTTAATCCAGAAGTAATGGCGGATATGGTAGCCGCTAAATTACCTAAATTGATTAAATTTACACCGCTAGCGTATGTAGAGACAAAGCTTGAAGGTCAACCAGGTAGCACTTTAACAGTGCCAGCATGGGAGTATGCAGGAGACGCTACTGAAATTGAAGAAGGCCAAGCAATTACGCCAGACCAATTGACTACTAAAAAGACTACTATGACCATCAAAAAAGCAGGTAAAGGTTATGAAATTACCGATGAGTCTCTTTTGTCAGGTCTTGGTGACCCACTAGGTCAAGCGACTTACCAGCTTGGTTTAGCTATTGCCAACAAGATCGATAATGATTTGGTAGCGGTAGCTAAAACTGCAACACAACATATTACAGAAACTCCAACAACTCTTGAGGCAATCGATAAAGCTCTAGATATCTTTGAGGACGAAGAAGATGCACAGTATGTTGCTATCATCAACCCTAAAGATGCTACTAAGCTAAAAACTGACGTAGCAAAAGAATGGATTAAAGGTTCAGAGCTTGGAGCAAATATGGTTGTTTCTGGAACCTTCGGTGAAGTTGATGGTGTGCAAATCGTGCGCTCTAAAAAAGTTGATGAAGGTAAAGGCTTCCTTGTTAAAGTGTCACCAAGTCAAACTCAGACAGACGACGCTAACAAATATGGAGCTTTTGTTATCTTGCTTAAACGTGATGTGGCTATCGAAACAGACCGCGATATCTTGAAGAAGACTACCGTAATCACAGGTGATGAACACTACGGCGTTTACCTTTACGACCCTACACGAGTTGTAAAATTCGGTGGCGCGTAAGAGGTGACGATATGAGTTTATTGCTACGACGTCATTATATTCAAGAAGAGCAGGTTAACCAGTATTCTGATTTAGAGAATAAAACTCTAGAAGAGTTGAAGGATCTAGCGAAAGAAGCAGGTGTAGCAGGCGCTTATAAGTTGACAAAAGCCGAAATTGTAGAAGTTTTGGAGGAACTAAAAAGTGAAATTTAAAATCAAACAAGATTTCTATGATTGGGAATCAAATGTGAAACGACTGGCAGGAGAGGAACTTGAGATTACTGAGGAGCGCTATGCTGAGCTGGCTGACAATATTGCCAGCAACGGTGTCACTATCTCAGACGTTCTTGAGAAAATCCTCCCTGAACCTGAGTTCTTAGAAGAGGATTGATATGTCTATAGAGTTGCTGAAGAAATTAACAGGCGAAGAAGATACTCAGCTTCTCATGTTGCTCCAAACAAGAGCTACAAATCTTATCTTGTCAGAGACTAATCGAACATCTTTGACACCTGCTTTAAGTCTTTTGATACCTGAGGTTGCTATCGAGCTCCACAACCGCTCAGGAGCGGAAGGAGAGCGTTCTAGAACCGAAGGTGGTATAGCAGTAGTCTACGGAGAAAACGGCCTATCTACGGGTCTTCTACAGCGAATACGCATGCACAGGCTAGCAAGGGTGGCAGGCCATGTTTTTGAAGCAGAGTAGACTGAAACCTTATCCAATGCGACGGTTTGAAAAGACTGTCACTGAGGAAGGTGTCGCAAAAGAAGGATATGTCAAGGAAGCTGAGACAATCCGTCTTGAGTTGTGGCCAGCTAGTAGTAAACTACAGTCTGAATTGTATGGCGAGCGTGTCAATGATATTTTGAACGCAAATGCCAACAAGTCAGCTACAATCAAAGTGAAAGATGGTGTGTGTATCGATAGCCAGACAGAAGTGACTCACAGGGTTATTTCTAAAAAGGTCTACACACATCATCAAGTTTTGGAGTTAGAGCGTGTCAGAGCTACTAGGGGCAGATAGGCTTATAGCTAAATGTAGACGATTGGCTAGTAAAAAAACTGGCGAGGATATCGTCTTACGTGCGGTACACAATGCTACTATAAAGGTTGTCCAAGCAGATGCAAGAAGACTCGCACCAGCGAGAGATGGAGAGCTTATAACTAGTATCAAAACTAGGGCAAAAATGGACGGAGATAAGGCTATAGGCGAGGTTTACACCAACCTAAAATACGCTCCTTACGTTGAGTTTGGAACGGGACCAAAAGGACAAGCTAGCCATTCTGGTATCTCTCCAGAGGTCAGCGTAACTTACAAGTCTAGTCCGTGGTATGTGCATGAAGACCAAATCAATGTAGGACCTTACCACTTTCAAAAGATTGGGGAGTTCTACAAGATGTATGGTCAACCTGCCCAGCCTTATCTTTATCCAGCTTTGAGAGACAATCAAGAGCGTGTGTCTAAGAATATTTCGAATTATGTCCGTAGAAAGATAAGAGAACAAATAAAATGATTAATATCAAGCCTGTTATTTATAAAGAATTGCAAAAGGTCGCAGATAATGTGACTGATACTTATCCTAGCGATTGGGAGACTTTCCCAGTCGTTATTTTTTTAGAAGAACAAAATAAGCCGGGTGATTGGTTTGATGACCAGGAACAAAAATCCTCTATCCGCTACAAGGTGGATATCTTTGATGATACCAGCACTAGTGAGTTAGCTGTTAAAATCAATCAGATTTTTGAGTCTTTAGGTTTGCGAAGAACCGACTGCCAAGACGTGCCAGACCCGTCTCATTTGAGACATAAGGTCATGCGTTTTGAAGGTGTCGTTGATTTAGACTCAGAGCTTGTTTTTCAATTTAGAATGGAGAATTAAACATGTTAGCAAATGGAATTACGCTATCTTATGGCGAATCTAAAGAAACTTATACTAAACTTGTTGGATTGAAAGAAGTGCCAGAGTTTGGTATTGAACTCGAAAAAGTAGAAAATACTACTCTTGAAGATAAAGTTAAGAAGTACGAGTTTGGTATTGGGGACGTAGGAGAACTTGAGTACAAGTTCTCTTATAATAATTCAAGCGCAACTGCTCCTTATCGTGTATTGCGTAAGGCAGCGGATGACAAGAAAAAACTCTACTTTGAGCAAACATATCCAGACGGGACTAAGGTTAAATTTGAAGGTCAAGTATCTGTTAAGTTAGGCGGTGGCGGTGTCAATGCCGTTATCGAGTTCACACTTAAGATTGCCTTGCAGTCAGAGTTGGAATTTACAGACGGTGTTGGAGGTTAATTAAATGGCGTTAAAATACACAACTTGGAAAGTTACTGACGAAAAAGAGTTGAAGCTACGTTTGACATCTCATCAAGCTGCAACTGTGGAAGAAAAAATCGGCATGAACTTGCTGAAGATTTTCATGCCTGAAGCTGGCGAAGAGTTCACTTTGCCACCTTTGAAAGTTATGCTGTTGTTAGTTCACGGCGCCTTGCAGCAGTATGAACATGGGTATTCCTTTGAAGATGTCTACGACCTATACGATGAATACGTGGATAACGGCGGAGACCAAACGACATTCATGACAGAGGTGTTGATGCCGCTATTTGAAGTATCGGGTTTTACTCCACGAGGAAGCAAGGACAAGAAAACTTCCAAGAAGAAAATGAAAGTAGTCGAGTAATCTTAACGGTAACGCAGATTATTGAGAGGCTTTATCCTATGTTTTTAGACATCGGGGGCAAGCCTCTTGATTTTTGGGATTTAACGGTACTTGAAATCAGAGAAATGATTGAAAGCTATAACCGTGTCAAAATCCAAGAGCGTAAAGAAAAGATTATTGACTCGTACATACTTTCGCGAATGATAACTAATCATGTTTCCTTATTACTGTCCAATGACGCTAAGATTGTTGAGCTTTGGGAATATGCGCCTGAGTTGTTTGTAGAAGAACAGCAAGCAGTAGAACAGGAACGACAGAGACAAGCGCTTTTGTTGCATAAGGAACGGATGCGTGATTTTGCAGAGAGACACAATCGAAAAAGGAAGGAGGAAGTAAATGGCAACTCTTGATGAATTGAAGGTCATGATTGACGCTGAGATAGCGCCTTTCAGGAAGAAGATGAAAGAAGTCGAGAATCAGGTCAAAGGAACATCTGACCGAGTGAAAAATGCTACTGCCAAAGTTCGTGAACAGTCGAGCTCAATCGGTAGTGCGTTTGGCAAGCTGGCTAAGTTTGCTGGTTTTGCAATCCTTGGTAAGAAATTACTTGATGTTGGGATGTATTCAACGCAGACAGCTCTTGAAGTGTCAGCGTCTATGAACCAAATTAAGCGACAGATGGGTGAGAGTTCGCAATCTTTCTTAAAATGGGTTAACGATAACGCTAATGCCATGAATATGGGTGTGGGCGAGGCTACCAACTACGGTGCAGTCTACTCAAACTTATTTTCTGGATTTATCAAAGATACCAACAAGCTAAGTGCTTATACTGCTAAGATGTTGCAGACATCGGCAGTGGTTGCTGAAGGTTCAGGGCGCACGATTACAGACGTTATGGAGCGGATTCGCTCAGGTCTACTAGGGAACACCGAAGCAATTGAGGACCTAGGAATCAACGTCAATGTGGCTATGATTAAGTCCACTGAAGCTTTTAAACGTTTCTCAAATGGTCAAAGTTGGGACCAACTCGACTTTCAAACCCAGCAACAAATCCGTCTTATGGCTATCCTGGAGCAAGCTACAGCCAAGTATGGGAATACCTTGTCTAATTCTGTAAATGGTCGTATCAGCCTGTTTAAGTCGCTGATGAAGGACGCAGCATTGAACCTTGGTAACTCTATGTTACCGATTATCAATGCCATTATGCCTGTCTTGAACTCTTTTGCTATGGTTTTGAAGAACGTGACGGCTAAACTCGCTGAGTTTATCGCTTTGATGTTCAACAAGAAAGCAACAGTGAAAGATGGTGTTGGTGGAGCAGTTGGAGACATGGGTAACGCCATGAAAGACGCTGCAGGCGGAGCAGGAGACCTTGCTGACGCAGTAGACGACGCTGGAGATTCAGCAGGAGGACTTGCTGACAATCTTGGAGACTCCGCCAAAAACGCTAAGAAGGCCGCTAAAGAGTTGCTAGGTCTTTTGGGATTTGATGAGATTAACATCTTGCAAAAACCAAAAGATGACGACGCAGGCGGTTCTGGAGGCGGTGGCAAAGGTGGTAAAGGAAAGGGAGGCGGTGGCGGACCTTTCAAAGACATCTTGCCAGAAGTCGAGTTGACCGACATGGACAACAAATTCAAGAGCATTTTCGATGGTCTTGGAGATAAGCTCAAAGGGTTGTTTGACCTCTTCAAGAAAGGTTTTGATGCAGCATTTAGACCAGAAGGTATAAAACGCATTAAGACTGCCTTAGACCAAATAGCTAAGACAATGGGAGAAATCGCCATTGACTCAAGGGTTGTGAATGCCTTTAACCGAATGGCTGAGAAAATTGCTTATGCTTTAGGGCAAGTGACAGGCTCAATAACCACTATCGGGCTAGGTATCGGTGTTTTCCTTGCCGAAAGTATTGCAAATGGCCTTGGAAGGCAAAAAGAACGCATTACCAGGGCGCTAGTCGCTTTGTTTGATAATGTTGGTAACCTTTCCGAGGCAGTAGGAAACATCGCTCAGGACTTTTCTAGTGCTTTCTACGACGTCATTACCTCAACTGGTGCGGTTCGTATCGGTAGCGCTATTGTGTCAACTCTGTTGAGTTTGACATCTACCATTGTTGAAGTTGGTAATAAATTAGCAGGAAGTTTGTTTAAAGGTTTTGAAAAAGTCGTTGTGACAAGCGCTCCTAAAATTTCATCAGTCTTCCAAAGTTTATTAGATACTGTTGCGCCTGTATTTGAGAGCATTGAAAGGTCTGTTAACAAATTTGGCGATGGCTTAAGTCGTGTTTATGATGAACATGTAGCCCCTGCTATTAACTCTATTGCTAATGCTTTTAATGGGCTAATTGACATTATTCAGATTCTCTGGGAGAATTCCTGGCAACCTTTTGCTGAGTTTTTATCAGGAGTATTCGGTGTTAGTATTGAAGGAATTTCAGATTTATTAGGAGGTGGCCTTTTAGCCACTTTGGGACTATTGGCGGATGCTATTAAGTTAGTGGCAGATGGTTTCACCGTTTTTTCTGACTGGTGTAAAGAAAACAAAGAACCTATCGTAGCTTTGATAACAACTTGGCAAACGATTAATTTCTTATCATGGGCAGAACAAGCTGGAGGACTTGCAGGAGCATTCAGCTTGTTAGGTAGTAAGGTCTCTTTGATTGTTGGAGGGATTAAGAATCTAGGTCTTGCTATTAAAGCATTGACATTTGATAAGTTGGTCAGTTTTGGTGAAACAATCTATTTGAACACCTTATATGCAAAAGATTTTGTGGTCAATTCAGGTAAAACAATTGCACAGCTAGGAAAAACTGCTTTAGAACTTGGTAAATCAGCTCTAGCATGGACTGCTCATGCAGCGAAAATGGGATTAGCAACCGCGGCGGAATTTGCACATTCTGTTGCAGCAGGAGTCGCTACAGCTGCAACATGGGCTTTTAATGCAGCGTTAGCAGTTTTGACAAGTCCAATAACCTTAGTTATTGCAGCAATCGCAGCCTTAATTGGTATCGGTGTCTTGCTCTACCAAAATTGGGACACTGTTGTTGAGTTTGCTAAAACTGCATGGCAAGGACTATGTGATTTTATCAGTGGTATTTGTCAAGCGATTGGCGAATTTTTCAGCGGTCTATGGACGAAACTCCAAGAAATCTTTGAGCCAATAGGTCAATGGTTTAGCGAGAAGTTCCAGCAAGCATGGGATGCTATTGGAAATATATTTGGCAACTTAGGCTCTTGGTTTGGTGGCCGTTGGAATGATTCTAAAAACGCACTTGCCGAAGCAAATACTTGGCTTGGTGATAAGTTCAAGTCAGGTCGGGATAAAGTGAACTCAGCTTTTGAAAAAGTTGGCTCTTGGTTCGGTGACCGTTGGAATGATATCAAAGATGGAGTGAAAGAAGCTGATACATGGTTTGGAGAGAAATTTGAGAGTGCAAAAAAGAAAACTCAGAATCCTTTCCAAAAAATCGGTTCTTGGTTTGGCGATAGATGGAAAGATATGCAAGATGCCTTGAAAGAAATCCCCAACTGGTTCAAGAATCTGTTTAATGATGCAATGGATAATGCTAAAAACATCGTTAAAAGTGGTATCGATAAACTAAAAAGCTTCTTTAACTTTGATTGGAGCTTACCAAAAATCAAACTCCCTCACTTTAATATATCTGGTAGCTTCAGCTTGATGCCTCCTAGAATTCCATCATTCTCTGTAGATTGGTATGCACGAGGTGGTGTATTCAACTCTCCTAGCATCATTGGGGTCGGAGAAGCTGGTCAAGAAGCGGTAATGCCTCTTGAACGGAATACAGGATGGATTTCTATCTTGGCTCAAAAACTGGCTGAAAGAATGCCTGCTAATAATGTACCTACAGGTTATTCATTACCGGCTGGCGACATCGTTATCCAAATCGCAGGACATGAGTTCGGTCGGGTAGCAATCCAAGAAATTAACAAGGAACATGAACGAGCAGGTCAAACCTTGCTCAAGATTTAGGAGGTTAAATGGCACAATTGACAATCAATGGGGTGGCTGTGAAGCCTCCCAAATCTTTTCAAGTCGGTATTCAAGATATCGATGGAGAGACAGGGCGTAATGCCAATGGCGACATAGTGCGTGACCGTATCACGACCAAACGCAAACTAGACTGTGAATGGGGTATGATGACTCAGGGAGAAATAAGTCAGCTTTTACATGCTGTATCATCTAAATTTTTTGAGGTATCTTATCCAGACCCCATGGATGGCCAAGTCACAAAGACTTTCTATGTCGGTGATAGGACAGCTCCTAGCTATACCTTTACTGAGAAGTTTAAACCTTGGTCTGGCGCTAAATTTAATCTGGTAGAGAGGTAAGAAAATGGACGCTTTAACTAGACGACAATTTGACAGAGCCATGTTTGCCAAGGAAAGGACGCTGGCTATTCGTGTTGGTGATTATGCTTCACGGGATATCAAAGAGGCTAGTTTTGAGTATGGCTACATTAAGGGCGATACTTATAAGCCTGGTGGAACCTGCGCTGGTAGCGGTAAAATTACCTTTACCAGTATCATTACCACGTTCAATAAGCTGGATACCCTGCACCCTGAGATTGGTCTACTGGTTGGGGATACCTATCAGTGGGTCAAGATGGGGGAATACTTCATAAACGATATTGAAATTGACCGAAACCGCAACACAACTACGCTTGAGCTTATGGACGGTATGTTTAAACTTAATCGTGAGTACGTGACGGATTTGCATTTCCCAGCTGAAGTACGAGAGGTTATTCAGGAAATCTGCCTGAAAACAGGCATTGAGTTAGCGAATGACTATTTCGGAATCAGCGCTATGCGTTACCATATCGAGCAAGTTCCTGAAGGTAAGAAACTTTCGTTCAGGGATATGCTGAGCGCTATGACTCAGATGATTGGGATGTCTTGTTTCTTCAACAGAGAAGGCAAGATGGAAATCCGTGATTTGACTGAGTCCAATATCACGATCAACGCTGACAGTTACTTCTTGCATGGCTTGACCAAGAGTGAGATTGAGTATCAGATAGCTGGTATCACTTGTAAGACGGACAAGAAGTCTCTGACAGTCGGTATGAAGACAGGTCGGTCTTTGGAACTGGACAATGTCTTTATGACTCAGAGCGCTTTAAATGACTTGTATTACAAACTGAAAAACCTAACTTACTATCCGTATAATCTCAACTACCAAGGACATTTGTTACTTGAGGTTGGGCAGTGGGTAACCATTCAGACCAATAAGAAAGAGACCTTTAAAGTTCCTGTGTTAAGTCAGAGCTTTACTTTTAAAGGTGGTCTGAGAGGGCGTATCAGCGCAGATAGTAAGGCTGGAAACGATACTCAGTATTCTTACGAGGGTACGATTACCAAGCATATTAAGCAACAAGATGGCATTGAAGCGAAAATCCAAGCGCAGATTGAAGCAGCAGATAAAGATTTTGACCAAAAGGTTGACAAAATCAAAAAAGACTTTAACGATCAAGTAGAACTGGCCAAAGCCAGAGCTGAAGAAGTCAAGAGAGAACTGTCTGACACTATCAATCAGCGATTTAATAGCTTTGACAACGGGCCATTGAAAGAAACTAAGCGCAAGGCTGAGGAAGCTTTGCGAAATGCTGGCGCAAGTACCCTGCTTGCACAGGAAGCTAAGCGGATTGGGCTGGATTCTGTCGCTAGACTTGAAGCGTTTAAGTCGCAGACTACGAGCGCACAAACGGCTCTGTCAGGTGACTTGGACGCTCTGAAACGGACTATCGCGAATGATATTCGACCGAAGCAAGCACAGGCTGAAGCTGAGATTGCCAAGCAAGTTGAAGCACTTAGCCGGACTAAGAATGAACTGGCTGGCGTGAAGTCAGCGCAAGCGACGTATGAGGAGACGACGACTCGTAGACTGTCAGAACTGACCAACTTGGCCAATGATAAAGCCAGCAAGTCAGAACTCACGCAGACAGCTGAGGAGCTAGCTAGTCGGATTGCGAGTGTGCAGGCATCCGGTCGAAATCTATTCTTGAACTCACTATTCAAGCAGGATATTTCAAAAACAGGAATTTGGACAACGAGTACATATACGGCTGCTATCGATAGCGAAAGTAAGTATCTTGGACACAAGGCTCTTAAAATTATAGGTCTGAATCCATCTGGCCGTGATGGAGGTAATCCCAAGGTTACTTATCCAGCTCTGGGTCAATTCGGGAAAGTAATTCCCGGAAGTACGACTAATCAAGATGTAACCATTAGTTTTTATGCTAAGGCAAATAAAAATGGAATAATGCTAAGATCTCGATTAGGGAATATCGGATATAAAACTGGAAATGTGACATTGTCGACAGAAATTAAACGATATGTTGTCCATATTCCAAAAGGTTGGACAAACGAATCCAAGCAGACCACAAATGAATGGTTGTTCAATTTCAACCAGGAAGGAACCGTTTGGATTTGGATGCCGAAGTTTGAAATAAGCGATGTAGATACTTCTTATTCAGAAGCTCCTGAAGATATAGAAGGTCAGATTTCAACAGTAGAATCGACCTTCAAACAACGAGCCAACTCGCTCGAAGCTGGTGTGAATCGTCTGACTGAAGGCCTTAGAACCAAAGCCGATATCAGCTCACTCAACGTGACTGCTGAAAATATCCGGCAATCTGTGAAGAGTCTTGAGACAGATACGCAGAACAAACTAAATCAGAAGTTGAGTCAGGCTGAATTTGAGGTGCGAGCTGGCTCTATCCGTCAGGAAATCCTGAACGCAACCAAGGATAAAGCAGATAAGACTTTAGTTGTATCTGAAGCTGGGAAATTGCGTGAAGAATTTTCAAAAATGAAGGTGGGAGGACGGAATCTATGGATAAAATCCAAGACGGTTGGAGCTGTAATTGAAAAATTACCTGAAAACCACGTCACAGGTCAAAAAGAATGCTATAGGCTAGAGAACAACTCTACTTTAATGTTCAACATTGAACCAGATTTCAGCTCAAGGTTGTATAGAAAAGTTACTTTTAGCGCTTGGGTCAAGTACGAAAATGTAGTCCAAGGTCGAAATTTTTGGAATGTATTTAATTGCTTCAAACATTATCTTTTTAGAAAAAATAGTGAGACCGGAGTACAGAGTGGTCCAGATTATGCTACGCTTGGTATGTATAAAGGTTCGGCAGATTGGAAATATATTACATTCACTTATGACTACTCTGAAAAAACAAATTTTGATCAATTGAAGACATCATTGCGATTCAATCTTGAAGGTGCTACAAGCGGTACAGCTTGGGTAACAGGAATCAAGGTTGAAATCGGTAGTGTGGCGACGGACTGGAGTCCTGCGCCTGAGGACGCTGATGGTCTCATTACTGAAGCTAAGGCTACCTTTGAGCGGACAGCTCAGGGCTTGCGAACCGACTTATCAGCTATTCAGGAATATGTAAATAAAGACGGTCAGCGACAGGAAGCCCTACAGCGCTATACTCGTGAGGAGAGCACGAGACAAGCGACAGCAGTCCGTGAGCTGGTCAATCGTGATTTCGTTGGTAAGGCTACTTATCAAGAAGATGTTAAGGGTATTAATCAGAGGATTGAAGCTGTTAAAACTAGTGCGAATAAAGACATCGCTAGTCAAATCGCTAGCTATCGCCAATCTGTAGATGGTAAGTTCACGGATATTTCAAGTCAGATAACTACTTATAAGCAAGATGTGGGCGGTCAAATCAGTGGTCTATCAAATAGACTTACAAGCAGTGAGCAAGGAACCACTACTCAGATTTCAAATCTTTCAAATCGGATAAACAGTAATAAGCAAGGCACAGATAATCAGATTTCAAATTTAAAGACTCAGGTCGCTACAAACAAGGATAATGCTGAACGACAAATGGGTAGAATATCTGATCAGGTTTCTGCAAACAAAGCGAATGCTGATAGTCAATTTGCGAATGTGACCAATCAACTAGCACGAAAAGTAGAGACTACTGACTTCCAGCGTGTTAAGGAAACCAGTAAACTTTACGAGCGGATTTTGGGCAATACTGAAAATGGAATTGCGGATAAGGTTGCTCGCATGGCTCTGACCAATCAACTATTTCAGGTTGAGGTTGGGAAATATAGTGTAAGCGGCCCTAACCTCATTAAGAATAGTGATTTTAAAAATGCTACGAATGAATGGGGCTCAACTCAAAATTTAGGAAGATTGGTTAAGCATAGCTTTTATCATAACGGGCAGAAAGACCTTATGCGTTTAAGTAATGCAACTAAAAACGAAAACTTTTTGTATAGTCACCGTTTTAATCTTGAACGAAATACTGACTATGTACTGAATTTTAGAGGATTTAACAACAGTGCTCTAGCAAGCTATGATGTTTATATTTTGGGACGAAGAGCAGGCGAGAGCGATGGATTCACAATCGTTAAGAAAGTTGTTAGCAGCAAGAAACTATCTACCTCTAGATGCGAAGATGTCTCAGTAACTTTTAATTCCGGAGAAATGGATAATGCTTACATTCGTTTTGATAACAATGGCTCATCATCAGGAACAGCTGATTTGTATATTACAGAAGTTGACTTGTACAAAGGTTATAAATCTAGAACATGGCAACCACATCCAGAAGATGCAGTCGCAGATGCGAATAAGAAGCTTGAAGCAACGCAAACAAAAATGACTCAACTAGCTGGCTCATGGGTAGTTGAAAACATCAACTCGGCTGGAGATATCATCTCTGGAATCAATCTTGGCGCCAATGGACATAACCGCTTTGTTGGGAAATTGACCCACATCACTGGAGAGACCCTGATTGACAGAGCAGTCATCAAGTCTGCCATGGTTGATAAGCTCAAAACGGCCAATTTTGAAGCTGGTTCGGTCACGACTACGATATTAGACGCTGAAGCGGTAACTGCTGAGAAGTTGAAAGTTGACAATGCGCTTATTAGAAAATTAACTGCAACTGATGCTTTTATTGACCAACTGATATCTAAACGTATCTTCTCTATTAAGGTTGAGTCCGTCATTTCTAGCTCAACCTTCCTAGAAGCCTATCAAGGCCGAATTGGTGGATTCACACTTGGTCAATTTGACCAGGGTGGCGGTCGCTGGATTTCAGGTGTCAATCAGTTCTCTGTTGGTATGGGGAATGGTGTCGGGCATGGAGTCCGGACAGCCTTCTGGGCGAACTGGGGAAATAATTGGAACTATGCCGGACCTAAAGCATGGAACGTCAATACTGATGGGAAAATGTACTGTAGGAATGAAGTCGGTTTTTATGATCAAGTGGATTTTTCGAATTCATCGAGAGCAAACTTCTATGGGAATACTACTTTTTCTCGTTCTCCTGTGTTTTCAAATGGTATCGAACTTGGAAGTAAAGATGTGCTTGGTGATGGTTGGAATCCCAAAGGCGGAAGGAATGCGGTTGTTTGGTGGAATCAGGTCGGTAGCGGTAGCTTGAAGTATTGGATGGAACAAAAATCAGATAGACGCTTAAAAGAGAACATCACAGATACAGCTGTGAAAGCCTTGGACAAAATCAACAGATTAAGAATGGTTGCATTTGATTTCATCGAAAATAAAAAACATGAGGAGATTGGTCTAATAGCTCAAGAGGCTGAAACCATCGTTCCAAAAATTGTCTCACGAGATCCTGAGAATCCAGATGGCTATCTGCATATCGACTATACCGCTTTAGTTCCTTACTTAATCAAGGCTATTCAAGAATTAAATCAAAAAATAGAAAAAATGGAGAAAACAATAGCATGAATAACAACATGTTGACCAATATCGCACTTAAAGCAATTCAGGAGCTTGCTCTTGAAAATAGAAAACGAACACACAGATTGGAGAACTTAGAAAATGAACACAGAACAGCTTAACCAAGCCTTACAAATGACAATTAGTGAAATGTCAACAACTTCAACAAATTCGATGATTGAAAGTAATATCTTGAGTATTCAGTTGAATGAGCAAAGGGAAGAGAATCAAAGACTTCAAGCACGAGTGGATGAGCTGGAAGCTCTGCTTGATGAACAAACTAAACCAGCAGACAAAGGAGAATAGACATGGCAGAAACAATTCAAAACACAGATAACTTACTAGACCTTACAAAAATCACAGAACCATTTGATCTTGCGAGTGCTTTGCGCTACATGAAAGAAAATGGAGAGTTCATTCGTTGCAAGAATGTAAGCGATGACTTCTATATGTATCGTGACGTTCAAAAACGTCCTGTGATCGTAAATGGCCGTCGCCAATTCAAGGATGTTGAAACCGTTTGGGCGTTCAATCAGTGGGGTGGTACAATCGCAACAATCAACGTAGCCGTTCTGTTGAATCATGAATTCTATATCATGAAATTTGATGCAGAGGGCAATCCTGACTGGACGGTTCCAACGGTAGAACCTAAAGAATAGGAGGTTGTATGCCAATTGAAGAAGCTGAAAAAATCGCTCAAAGTCAGGTAGCTTGGGCGATTTTGTTTATCTTGCTTTTCTTTATTATCATTCGATATCTTATCAAGACTTCGGACAAGCGAGAGAAGAAGATTATGGATTTGCACGAGCAATCAAAGGCCGACTCTAATAGACGAGAAGAGCGTTTGATGACTCACCTAGAAAAGACCACTACAGAATTAACCACAATCACTCACGCGGTCGGAGACATTCAAAAAGAAATGGTTCGCATGAACGACCGCATGGAAGAAATCGAAAAAGGAGAATAACAAATGCAACAAATTACTGAAATCATTACTAATGGAGCAATCAGCATCCTTGTTATTTTGGCTGGTATCGCAGTCAAGGCAGTCAAGGAATACCTCGTCAAAAAAGGTGGAGAAAAGACTATCAAGATTGTTGAAATCTTGGCTAAGAACGCAGTTAATGCCGTGGAGCAGGTAGCTGCTGAAACTGGCTACAAGGGAGATGAAAAACTGGCACAGGCTCGTGCTAAAGTCCGTGCTGAGCTTACAAAATACAATATCAGTATGACGGACAAGGACTTAGACACCTTTGTGGAGTCAGCCGTGAAGCAGATGAACGACGCTTGGAAAGGACAAGAGTAATGGATATCGATAGAAACAGACTACGAACAGGCTTGCCACAGGTTGGGGTGCAGCCTTATCGACAAGTACACGCCCACTCAACAGGTAACCGCAACTCAACCGTACAGAATGAAGCGGATTATCACTATAGAAAGGACCCTGAACTAGGGTTCTTTTCACATGTTGTCGGAAACGGCCGTGTCATGCAAGTAGGACCTGTGAACAACGGAAGTTGGGATGTTGGGGGCGGTTGGAATGCTGAGAGTTACGCAGCGGTTGAACTGATTGAAAGCCATTCAACTAAGGAAGAGTTTATGGCTGACTACCGCCTCTATATCGAATTGCTACGCAATCTAGCGGACGAAGCAGGCTTGCCGAAGACTCTTGATACAGACGACTTGGCAGGTATCAAGACGCATGAATACTGTACCAATAACCAACCAAACAACCACTCAGACCATGTGGATCCATATCCATATCTTGCTAAATGGGGCATTAGCCGTGAGCAGTTTAAGCAAGACATCGAAAACGGCTTGAGAGCTGCAACAGGCTGGCAGAAAAATGGCACTGGCTACTGGTACGTACACTCAGACGGCTCTTATCCAAAAGATAAGTTTGAGAAAATCAACGGTACCTGGTATTATTTCGATGGCTCAGGCTATATGCTTTCAGACCGCTGGAAGAAGCACACAGACGGTAATTGGTACTACTTTGACCAATCAGGCGAAATGGCTACAGGCTGGAAGAAAATCGCTGAGAAGTGGTACTATTTTGATGTAGAAGGTGCCATGAAGACAGGCTGGGTCAAGTACAAGGACACTTGGTACTACTTAGACGCTAAAGAAGGCGCCATGGTATCAAATGCCTTTATCCAGTCAGCGGACGGAACAGGCTGGTACTACCTCAAACCAGACGGAACACTGGCAGACAAGCCAGAGTTCACAGTAGAGCCAGATGGCTTGATTACAGTTAAATAATAATGGAATGTCTTTCAAATCAGAACAGCGCATATTATTAGGTCTTGAAAAAGCTTAATAGTATGCGTTTTCTTGTGGAGATATTTCCTTCAATTTTTGCTACTATATTAAACAAAAATCAAAAAGCAAACTAGAAAGTTATGCTCAAATAAAATCTAAATTTGACAATGTAAACCGAGTCGGATAGCTTTAAGTACTGTTTTGAGGTTGAAGATACGATTTTTGATAGGAACTCATCAAATAGGTTTAATATCATCAATTTTAGATTTTTAAGTAGCATCAATAAATTGCTTCCTTGTTTTGTCATAATTTTTTTATTTAAAAAATTATGACAAGAGTGTGCTATTCTTTTTATGAGAGGTGTATGAATATGATAAATGTATATGATAAATGTATGTGATGTTGGAAGAATAAAAGAACTTAGAATATCTTCAAATCTTACTCAAGATAAGATTGCTGAGTATTTGTCTTTGAATCAAAGCATGATTGCCAAAATGGAAAAAGGTGAAAGGAATATCACGAATGGATTTAAGTAATAAAGCTCCAAATCTTAGAAAAAAGTTGGGAGCTGATGGTGAATCGCCGATAGATATTTTTAAATTGGTACAAAAGATAGAAAATTTGACGCTGGTATTTTATGGACTCGGAAAGAATATTAGCGGAGTCTGTTATAAAGGAACTCAGTTCAGTCTCATTGCAGTCAATTCAGACATGTCATTAGGAAGGTAAAGATTTTCTTTAGCACATGAACTGTATCATCTTTATTATGATGAGGTGAAGAAGAGTTCAGTCAGTCTTATCTTGATTGGTGAAGGAGATGAAACTGAAAGAAAAGCGGATCAGTTTGCTTCTTATTTTTAATTTTCCCATCTTCACTGTATAGGATGGTTGAGGAAATCAGAGAAAATGCCAATAGAACTCATCTTGAAGTAGAAGATATTATAAAATTGGGTCAGTTTTATGGTATCAGTCATAAAGCTATGTTATATAGATTGCGGAATGATGGATACCTTGACGCAGAAGAAATTAAAAATATGGATATTAGTATTATAGAGACAGCTTCAAGATTAGGCTATGATACAAGTTTATATCGTCCTTTGTCAGAAAGCAAAAAGGAAATGGTATTAGGACACTATATTAAATCGACTGAACAACTTTTAGAAAATAACAGAATTTCGCAAGGGAAGTATGAGGAACTGCTACTAGATGCTTTCAGATATGATATTGTATATGGGCTAGATGAAGAGGGGGAGTTGTCGTTTGACTAGTCGTGTATTTATTGATACAGATTGTATTTCAGCATTTTTATGGGTTGGCACTGAACATCTTTTAGAAAAGCTCTGTTATTCCACAAGAGGTGTATGATGAAATCAATATACCTACAATTCCCCATTTAAAATCTAGGATAGACCAGTTGGTAGCTAAGGGTTCGGCTGAGATTGTGAGCATAGACATTGGAACTGAAGAATACGCATTATATAGAGATTTAACAAGAAATCATGATAGTAACAAGGTTATTGGTAAGGGAGAAGCGGCTTCTATTTCCTTAGCGAAAAAGCATAATGGGATATTGGGAAGTAATAACCTAAGAGATGTTAAACCATATGTAGAAGAATTTTCTTTAGAACATATGACAACAGGAGATATACTGGTTGAAGCGTTTAAAGCGCAATTTATTACTGAACAAGAGGGCAATCATATCTGGAATAATATGATTAAAAAAAGAAGGAAACTTGGTGCAAATTCATTTTCAGACTATCTTCGTGGAAGCGTTCATCAAAATAGACAAAAATAAATTTGGATAAATCGAACTCACTATTCAGTAGGCATAGGAGCAATTCGAAGAAGAAAAGTGTCAAATTGAGCCTATAGGAGTAGAAATGAATTAGTAAGTTCTGCATGGTGGATGAGAGAAAAGTTCTCCTTGAAGTTTCTCTGAACTATTAGTCGCATATCAAACGATATGTAGGGTGATGTGAGAGGGGATAGCGAGTAGTTTTTGGTTATTTTATCAAAAAACTTGTATTTTATCATACCGAATGATAAAATGTAATAAATATGATAGAATAAGGGGAAACCATGAATGTCAAAAAGATAATGTCGATTTTTCAATCCTTTTATGTTGATGTCAGTATCAAGGAACTGACTTTGACTTTACCAATCAGTTTTGTAAAAAGGTTTGAGTATACTCAACTGACTTTTCATAAGGAATCATTTTTATTGATTAAAGAAAAGAGAAGGGGGAGTTTGAGTTCATTTGTTACTCAGGCTCGTAATATGGGTGAAAAAGCCAATATGGCTGTTGTTTTGGTGTTTTCAAAGTTATCAGACAGTGAAAAAAAGCAATTACTCCAAGCTAGAGTTCCTTTTGTCGACTTCAAGGGAAACCTCTTCTTCCCTCCATTGGGACTAGTACTGAATGCGGATGATACTGAAGTCCCTAAGGAATTAACACCTAGCGAACAATTAACATGGATTGCCTTTTTATTGACAAAAGGTCAAAAAGTAGTAGATGTTGATTTGCTTTCACAAGTCACTGGACTTCCAAACTCAACCATTTATAGGTGTTTGAGGACTTTTAAAGCTTTAGATTGGTTAGACAAGCAAAATAGGCTTTACACATATACGGTGTCAAAGAAAGAATTATTCTTAAAATCTGTGTCATGTTTATTTAATCCCATCAAAAAACGGATTTTATTGCCAGATGGCGATATAAAGCAGATAAAGTCTGTTTCTAACCTTCTATATGGTGGTACTTATGCTTTATCGCATTCAACTTTTTTAGCTGAAACGGATGAAAATACTAGCTATGTCATATGGCAGAGAAAATTCAATCAGTTATCCTTGCCACTTTCTCAGCATGTTTTAAAAGGAAAGGTGCTAGAGATATGGAAATATCGTCCTTTTGTATCTGAGTTTTGGAATGATTTAAAAAATAATCATGACAAACAATTTGTCGATCCGATTTCTCTTTATTTGACCTTAAAAGATGATGATGATCCACGTATAGAGGAAGAGAGTGAAGCGCTAGAAAATATGATATTACAGTATTTGGGAGAAGATGATGCCAGCTAATACGAAAGTTATTTTTAAAGAAATGTTTGCGGATTTTCAGGACTATTATGTTCTGATTGGGGGAACTGCCACCTCTATCGTATTGGATTCGCAAGGATTTAAAAGTCGCACAACAAAAGATTATGATATGGTCATTATTGATGAATTAAAAAATAAGGAATTTTATAATGTCTTGAATCATTTTTTAGAATTGGGAGAGTATCAAGGAAGTCAGAAAGATGAGAAAGCGCAGCTTTTTCGATTTACAACAACTAAACCTGAGTTTCCTTCTATGATTGAACTATTTAGTATCTTACCACAATATCCACTAAAGAAGGACGGTCGAGAAATTCCCTTACATTTTGACCAAGATGCTAGTTTATCAGCCTTGTTATTGGATGAAGATTATTATAATATATTGGTGCATGAAAAAGAAACCATTCAGGGATATTCGGTATTGAGTAATTGTGGCTTAATTATTTTTAAGGCTAAAGCTTGGCTGGATATGAGAGAGCGCTCTGCTACAGGTGCTCAAGGTTTAAGTAAGTCCATTAAAAAGCATTTGAATGACATTACCCGTTTGACAGCTTCCTTGCTAGGAGATGAAAAGTTATCGGCTATAACATTAAGTAGTGCGGTAAAAGCAGATATGCACCGCTTTGTGATAGAATTAGAGCCTGTGAAGTCAACTATTCTTCAAAATGATGACATTTCATTGGATCAAAATGAAATTTTTGAAATTCTGAAAAATTTTCTCGATGGTTAAAATAATTGTAGCGAGATGGCTATATTGAATTCGTCTATATCTGGAAACTAGAAAAAACTTCAATTTCAGGAGAAAATGAAGTCAATCTTCCCACAATCAAACGTATAGTATCAAGGTTTTTCAAGACCTGATATTATGCGTTTTTTGATTTTCAATACTCTTTGTCTATGATGTTGTAGATAGAGCTGACGTGCTTTGAAAAGATTTTTGAAGAGTATGAAATCTGAGGTCAAGTTCTCTGTAGGCAATAGCTACTGGTGAATTTATGGCTGTCATACTATTCGAAAAGAGGTCTCCTTGCACTATGTATGTTGCTGAGCAAGCTAGTGATGGACTTAGAATAGGTAGTTTGGAGCATCATATCGGCTAGCAAATGGTGACAATAGTCCTTTGCTGAGGATAGGGGGTTTCAAGATGCAAAACTCAACTGGTTGGGCTAGTTGATAGAGAGAAGATTGCTATAAAATACTCAGCTTTCCATCATATATTTTGCAATAACTGTGTAATCAAAATGTAACAATAATGTAATATAGACGCAGCAGAGGGTGTACATATATAAAAATAGGTTAATTGTTGTTTGTTTATTTAAAAAAGAGCTTATGCTAAAAGGTTTTATCTATCTCCGAATATATATAATTGCTTCTTTCTTTCGTTTTCTGGGCTTGTCAAATGTTTGAATTTTGTTAGCGTTTTGCTGTTCAAATTTGTAAAAATAGTATATAATAATGTTGTCTCAAAACTTGTCTTTTAACAAGCTAGGGAACAAAAAGAAAAAAACATATCCTTTTCTTAAATACCTAAAATATTTAAGGGGGGGGGTATTTTTTGGTACCTCCAGAAAGGAAAAACGAGAGGTATGATGAGAAAATCATATAGTGATGATAACGGGGAAAAGATTTTCCGTTACTCTATTCGTAAATACCATTTTGGTGCTGCCAGCGTTGCTGTTGCGGCCTTGATGTTTTTTGCGAATGGGGCTGTGGCGGCGAGTGAGACAATTACTCCAGTTACGGCAAGTGATGTCGTTACGGCAGGTTCTGATGGCAATGCAGATGGAAATCCGGCGTCCTCGGATGAGGGAGCCAATCAAACAAGCAGTACTGAAATTCTCCAGCCGCGGACGCTCAAAAACAATCAGTCTGACCATGACCTTATTCCACTTGGCGATGATGAGGATGATGAGGATGACGTAAGAGATGGGCTGTTTTCTTCGGAAAATCCAGTAACCACTATCCAACCACGGAGTCCTCACTCTGTAACCGGTCGCGCACTTCAAGGCGACACAATAGCACCGAAAGTTAGCTTAGGTAACACTGTTCTTCCAACTAGCGAAAACGCGGCTAATACGTCATTGTACAGAATCCGGCAAGGGCAAGCTTTTACACCGAAATTAAAAGTTTGGGATAACTCGGGATTTATCAAAAACTTAGATATAAAAGGAATACCGAGTGGAGTGACCAAACAGAAATTTGGAAATGACTTTGCAGAACAGACGACAGCTACTGAAATGAATCCCTACAGTGGGTCAACATTTAGTGGTAATGTTGCAGATACACAAGCAGTAGGACAACATACAGCTCAAATTACTGTAGCAGATGATAGTGGTAATGCAGCTACTTACTACCTGAAATATGAAGTCTATCCAGCAAGAGTAGAAGCTAAGCAAAATCGATTCGGACAGGTCAAAGATAAAGCCTTGATACATGGCGATAATGCAGCTAACTATATCAAGTTTAAAAACGCTAATAATCAAGATGTTCAAAAACCAGCAGATGTAGAGGTGACGTGGGAACGTAAGCCAAGTACAGTAGAAGCAAGTCTTAATAAAACAGGAGTAGTGAAAGTCACCTACCATGTAACAGATGAAAATGGTGTGGTTCGAGATGAAGTTCAAACTGTAACAATCAGTACCCCGGTCTATCATGCAACTCTTACACAGAATCCCTTTAAAACAACCTATGGTGGGGAATTTGTCAATAAAAAACAACCTAGAGATGGTAGACGCTACATTAACTATAATGGAGGCCCTCATTTCAACTTAACCAATCTACGTGTTTATTGGGAGAATTCTAATATAAGAGGTCAGCAATTTTCTGATGGTACGCGACCATGGCCTACCAATTATTTAGGTAAGAGACGTGAGAAATTGATGGTTCGCTATCCAGGTGATAATGGCAGGTATGATAATCGTAATGATGACTACGGTGAACGATATGAAGAACTAGATGGAACTTTCATCGTTAAGCCAGTCAAACCAAGCATTCAAACGAGTCTTGGTAAGGTAGGAAAAAGTACTCTGACTGTCAATAATGTCAATAGTGGAACAACAGTTGTGGTCTATGATGCTACCAATCCAAACAATCTTAAGGAATTGGGCCGTACAATGGTTGTTAAAGAAGGGGATTACAGGATTAAAAACGAAGTTGAAGTGCCACTAAACTCTGGTGTAACTTTCAAAAAAGACCAGAAAATTGTCACCAAGGTCATCTATGAGATTACAAATGTTGACCAACGTACAGAGTCTGATGTCAGTAATACCTGGACGGTCAAGGAAAGTTTGGTAGCTAATGGAATTCATGTCATCAAGGATGAGAGTTATACGGGAACTGCCAAAGACCGTATTCGTTACAACGATAATGTAGATGCGGATCACCGAACAGCCCTTCCAAACAATGCCACAGCAAGCTGGGCGCAAAATCCAAATTATACTACTTTGGGAACGAATAACTACACTGCTAATGTAACAGTGCCAGGACAAGGAAGCGCGACAGTTGATGTACCGGTTCATGTCTATGCACCAGCCAGCTTGAAGGCAAATTCTTACAATAACAAGCAAGGTACCCTATCAAATGGTGACAATCCAGAAAACTATATTGAGTTTAAAGATGGAAATGCCGTTGTCGCTAAACCAAATAATGTCACTGTGCGTTGGCAAGGTGGTGTAACGCCTCGAATCAATACACCAGGTCACAATAGAGGAGTTATTGAGGTTGTCTATCCAGGAAATGCTGGAGCAAGCTCTACGGTTGTTAAGACCTTTACGGTTCAATTACCAACCTACCATACAACAGCTACTGCTACAGAGTACACTCGTACCATTGGCGAAAACTTTGCCAAAACAACTGCTCGCGACTATGCGACTACGCACAATTGGAATGTAGGTGGCAGTCAGTACGTATGGAAAAATGATGAAACCGCTAACCGTGAATACAGTGCGGAAAACTGGGGCAAGGTCAATGGCGATTGGCTTGGTAAGAAGAAAAATAAGGTTAAGGTTTACTACGGAAATGATAATGGAAGCAACTCGCATTCTGAAAGTCTAGCCGAAGAGACTGAAGAAATCACCTTTGTGACTAAGCCAAAAACACCAAGCATCACTGCGACAGCTCTTAATGGAAAAGCGGGTCAACGCAATCAACAAGTGACAGTAAACAATGTCACACCAGGGACAACAGTTGAATTATACAATGGCGATACTAAAATCGGGTCAGTAGATGTGCCGACAGCTAATAGCGAAGCTTACACTGACACTAAAACTGTTACAGTAACAGTTAATGGTCAGTTACCACTTTCATCTAATATTCGTGCAAAAACGATTTATATGCCTAATAATGCAAATGAAAAAGTAGAATCTGATTTTAGTACTGGTGTGCAAAGTACAACAGAAGGTCCACAAGCGCCGGAAATTTCTCAAAAACCAGAAAACTTATTGGTGAAAGCGACTGTAGGACAAGGAGGTTCTACTAAGGTTACTCTTACTTATACAGATGCTAATGGACGTGTGAAAGAGGTTGGGTTCACGAAAAATGGTCAATTCTGGGATAAGGATGATGCCAACGCTGATACTACTGTATCGATTACTAATGAGTCTAATGGAACAGGTGAAATTCAACTTCAACCAGGTACGGCTCAAGAGGGAACAACAGTAACAGTTAAGCAAAAAACAGCTACATCAGAATTTAGTACTCCAGCCACTACTAAAGCTTTAGGACGCTTAAATGGCTTGACGAATGTAGCTCAAGCAGATGGTTCGGTAGATATTACTGTACCAGATACGGCTACGAAGTTTGATTTGACCTACCGCAACCAGCAAAATAATACAACTGAAACACTTCACTATAGCAAAGACGCCCAAGGACGTTGGGGAAATGTGACAGGCATTACTGCTGACGGCAATCGCTTTACCTTGCCAAAAGGTTTGGTGACTGACGGGACAACCGTTTCTGTCATCGCATCAAATGACAATAAGACAACTAAGACGGTTACGAGCGATGCTAAGTTTGAAATGCCGGATGCTACAACTCATACTCAGCGTGAGAATGGTGACGGTGTTATTACGCTTCCAAGTACTGCTGACTCTGTGACGGTCACTTATACGGACGCTCAAGATACTGCTAAGACGGTCACTGTGACTAAGAATGCTAGCAATCAATGGGCAAGTACTGCTGCCTTGCCAGAAGGTGTGACTTTGAACGGTAACGAGCTCAATGTTGCTTATAAGAATATCAATAGTAACGGAAATGTGAAAACAGTTTCGACACGTGGTACTGGCAATGTTCGTTCTCAAGAGGCTGTCGAAAATATTGAATTGAACCATATACCGGTAAGCACTCAAGCGGTTGTTATCGCTGCTGGTGCGACACCGACAAATGATGATTTAGGACGTGGTGTGACATTTGCCAAACGTTCTATCACTGCTAAGTCAACACCGGCAGCTGTTCCAGCAGGAACCAGTGCAGAAATTCCAGCTACCTTGACTTATAATGACGGCTCTACTGAGGATGTCACTATTACTGTTAAGTCTAAACCAACAGCACCAAGCTTCAATAATCTTGAAAATCATGGAACATATAGCGGATTATCCTCTATTTCTAAGGTGATTTCAGGTACAGCTATGCCAGGTGCAGAAAAAGTTAAATTGACTTTACAAGACGGTACAGTTAAAGAGATAACTCCTCAAGCTGATGGAAGTTGGTTTTATACTTTAGGAGCTACTGAATACTTGACGCAAAGCTTCAGTGGTCAGTTTAACGGAGTATTCAATCAAAATAAGGTAAAAGCTGTCCAAGTGAAAGACGGTGTAGAGTCAGAGGAGACTACAGCAAACGTTGCACCAGGTCAAGCGACTGTTGATTCTGTTTATAAGGCAGGACGTGCGATTACGGTCAATATCCCTCATGATATTGAAGCTGGTTACGTTCGTGTCAACGGAACAGACTACGGTATTCAAAAAGTTAATGGTACTTGGAGAGTAATCTCAACAGCACCAAATGCTGCCAAATTGGAGATTTCAAATACAGTTGTTGATCCAACGAATAAAGCTGTCACTAAAGTGACCTTTAGTGTTAAGAATAATGACGATGCCTTGTATACTCCACCATTTAAAATTGGGAATAGTCCTGTAAGATTCAGAACGTATTATTCTAAAAATGGAACCATTAACACTCCAACACCTCAAATTCTAGGGACAGATGGATGGGCTGATTCTCCTACACCTAAGAACACTAAACCAACTGTAAACTTCACAGCTGATCATACAATAGAAGAAAACAAGGTGTTCGCTTCTCCAACTGTAGAAGAGTTGAAGGATTATTTTGAAGGTCATGATGCTGAAGATGATGCAAGTTTAACTGTAGGTTACTCTGCTTCTAATAGAGGTAAATTACGTGTTCAAGTATTCACTCAAGACACTAATCAATCAGTAAGGGCTAATGCTCAAGGACATATTGATCCAGGTAATTACAGACTTGTCTTGTCTACGAATGACGCGGCAGATGCAGAGTCTGAGCCGATTACAAGAAATATCATAGTAAAAACTTATGCTGATGTTTATCGTGATAAGGTTCTTTATCCAGCGAATGATGACAAAGTGACTTATGATGATGCAGCGATTAGTAATGGTAACTTTACAACAGCAGCCAAAACAAGCTTTAAAGATAAAATTCAAGAGCTAAATGGCACGGTGCTTCCAGCATCGACAAGATATACAGTAGGAACTACGGACGATAAGGCGAAAGTCGCTGTGATTAACTTCCCGGATGGTTCTACTATTGATATTTCTCATGCGGTTGTAGCCAAACCAACAGTGCCAACGGTAACTCGCACACATGCTGATAAAGTATCAGATGCTGACAGAACAATTTCTGGTACAGCCCTTCAAAGCGCGACAAAAGTAACCATTTATTTCCAAGATGGGCGTGGTGAACAAGGACATGCAGATGTTGTACCTGTAAATGGTCAATGGACTTACACTCTTCCAACAGGACGTTATCTCCGCCAAACAGAACACACTTCATTACCGGGTTCTTCCTCTGTACCTGTAAACGTAACACAAACGGTATTTGATGCAACAAGCGATAAAACAGCTGTTTATGTGGCGAAAGACCGTAACTTTACAGGAAAACAAATCGTTGGAACTAAGGGTAGTCAAGAATTGACTGCTTTGGAAAATGATGCTAAAAAAGGAATCAACTATACTGAAAGAAATACTCCAAAAGACTTCCCAAGTGATTTTGATGCTACATGGAAAGAAACACCAGATATTACAACTGTAGGAACAAGAACTTACACGGCTAAGGTGTTTGAAAAAGATAAGGGTGATGCAGTTAGCCAAGAAATTTCAGTTGAAGTCACTGTCAAAGCAGATACTCCAGATGCAGTAGCAGCAAGCTACAAACAAAACGGGGATGCCGTCTTAACCCCACCAACCAATGCGGACAAAGTGACCATCACGTATACCAACCAAGCTGGAGCACAACAGACCGTGAAATTGTCTAAGACAGGTGGCAACTGGAGTGTAACAGAGGGAGACGGAACCGTTCTTTCAGGTAATCAGGTTGTTCTACCGTACAAGGGACTTGATCGCACACAAGTTATAGGCACAAGTGCCACAGCAGGAAGCGACAAGTACATGAGTGAAGTCGCAAGTCAGGACTACACAGTGCCAGAGCATCGTGTGACGATAGCGCCAATCATTCGCTCAAACAGCGACACGCTTCTCTCAACAGCAGTAGAAGATGCAGTAACTGTAACCAATAAAGAGAATGTTGAAAAACAAGGAAACCTTCCAACCGGAATTGGAAAACATACCATCAATGCCAAGGTTACTTACAAAGACCAAAGCGAAGAAATGGTAGAGATTCCATATACTATCAAACCAGATGCGCCAATCATTAGCACAAGTATCGGTACAGCGGGCAAAAATAGTGTGACGGTTAATAATGTGACTCCAGGCACGACAGTAGTAGTGTATGACATGACAAACCCAAACAACCCGATTGAATTGGGACGCAAGGATGTGTCAGGTGCTACAGCAGATGCAGCGCAAAATGGTGTGACGGTTTCAACCAATGCGACTCTAAGAAAAGATACTCCAATCGCAGCCGAAGTGATTTACAAACCAACAGTTGCGTCAGAGCGTATCCGTTCAGATAAGAGCAGTAGCTTGATCGTCAAAGAAGGTTTGACAGTCAACAGCATTCATGCGGTTAAAGGTGAAAACTATACAGGTGACCTAGCTTCTCGTATCCACTATAACGATGGAAACGATACAAATCTTCCGGCTAATTCAACTGTTGAGTGGAAGAACAACCAAGCGCCGGACTACAACAATGTAGGAACAAGTCGTTATACACTTGTAGTAAACGTTCCAAATCAAGGAACTACAGAAATAGAAGTACCAGTCCATGTTTACCCAACAGCAAGCTTGAAGAAGGCTAGCTACACCAATAAACAAGGTACTCTGTCAAATGGAACAGATGCAAGTAAGTATGTTCAATTTGAAGGTAGCGTAGATACGCCAAATAACGTAACGGTACGTTGGAAAGATGGTGTTCCAGATGTCTCTACAGTCTCTGCAGACCGTAAGGCTAAGATAGAAGTTGTCTACCCAGGTAATGCTTCAGCAACAGATACAGTTGTGAAAGAATTAGAGGTATCACTTCCAACTTACCATTCAACAGCTAAAGCTACAGAGTATACACGTACCATTGGTGAAGCTTACGCTTCAACCGATGCGTCAGACTATGTAGAAACCACTCCAAACACACCAAGAGGAACGGAATATGCATGGAAGACAGATGAAACTGGCAACCAAGCATATGGCTCATCAACTTGGGGAGGAGCAAATGGTGACTGGCTCGGTAAGAAGACCAATACGGTTAAAGTTTACTATCCAAACGCGGATGGTGGTAATGAGAAATCTGAAGTCTTGGCAGAAGAGACAGAGGAAATCACTTTCATCACCAAACCAGCCAAACCAAGCATTACAAGTGACTTGACATGGGCAAGTGGTACTAGAACGACTGTCGAAGTTGGCAACGTGACAAGCGGTACACGGGTAGTCTTGTATGATGAGCAAGGTAACGAGCTCGGACATACAGATGTAGCCAAAGGAGCTAACTACGCAACGCCAACTACAGCAAGTATCACCCCAACCAAGGATATACCGGCAGGTAAGGTCTATGTGAAGACGATTTACATGCCAGACACTGTAGATCAACGTGTAGAGTCAGAGAAATCAGATGAGGCGACTGCTAAAACCAATACCCTAACGGCTAAAGGAATTATCCAAACGCTGGTAGGCACAGGTAACATTGGAGGAGTCGGCACGCTTGATGCAGCTACTTTAGGTAAGTTGTTGAGACAAGAAAATGGTGGTACAGACTTCACAGGAGCGACTGCAGAATGGAAAGATAAGACAAACTTAGAAAAAGGCACTGCAGGAAGTCGAGTAGAACACCTTCTAGTTAAACTAGCAGGTCAAAGCGAAAAACAAGATGTGGCTATTACCGTTACAACCCTAGAGCAACCAAGTGCCAAAGCAGTCTTGAAATCTAAGGGTGCGGACTTGGCAAGTGATAACTTGTCAGATTACGTAAACGCACCAGGGCAAGGCACGCTAAGTTGGGAAGGTGCCCCAGCCAAGGTAGAAGTCGGTCAAACACTTCCACGTATTAAGGTCACTTACCCAACAGCAGGTGTAGCCATTAGTGACATCACTGACCAATATGTGGATGCCAAGGTCTACAGTCTTGAAGCAAACCCAGGAGCTACTAGCAAGGTAACAGTAGGAGACGCCTTTGATCCAAATGCATCAGACTATGTTCAAACAGTCGCTAACACAGCAGCTTTACCAGGAACTGGTGTCAGTCACGCATGGAAAGATGGCAACAAGCCGACATCAGCGACTGTAGGGAAAGCGACCTACACAGTAGTCACAAGTTTTGGTAACGATGCAGACGTACCAGCAGAACTTCGAGGACAAAGTGTAGAAACGCAAGTAGAAGTAACAGTTCTCTCAACCAAACCAAGCAAACCAGAGGTCGGCCAAAATCGTGATGATTTAGCTATAACAGCAGTAGTTGGAAAAGACGATGCGACGAAGGCGGAAATTACCTTTAGAGATGAGCTAGATCAAGAACACACGGTCAGCTTCACTAAGGGGGCTAATGGTCAATGGGACAAAGATGACGCCAATAGTCAACCAACGGTTCAAATCATCAACAATGCAGATGGAACTGCGACAGTTCATATGACAGGCGGTACAGCGAAAGCAGGAAGCACTGTAACAACGAAACAACAAAAAGCAGATTCAGACTTTAGTGATGTTAGTGAATTGGTTGCAAAAGAACATTTAGATGGTGCCACAGCAACTACCAAGGACGATGGTTCAGTAGAAGTTGTAGTACCAAAAGAAGCAGATACTGCGACGTTCAGCTATGTCCCAGAAGGACAAACACAAGAGAAAACAGTTACGATTAGCAAAGGTCAAGATGGCACTTGGACAGCTCCAGCCGATTCAGACTTAGTGATTAAGAAAGATGATGCGACAGGTAGCGTCACCGTCACTGTACCAGCAGATAAAGTAGCAGATGGCAGCACAGTTAAAGGAAAAGTAGACAGTGCTACTAAGTTAAGTCCGGAAGTTGAAGTGAAAGCGAAAGCGCCACAACCATCTGAATTTAGTAATCATGTTCGAGACAACGGCGACGAAGTGATTACCTTGCCTCAGAATGCGGACAGCGTGACGATTAACTATCCAGTAAGCGACGCGAACGTGAAGACAGTGACGATTAGCAAGGGTCAAGATGGCACCTGGACAGCTCCAGCCGATTCAGACTTAGTGATTAAGAAAGATGATACGACAGGCAGCGTCACCGTCACTGTACCAGCAGATAAGATTTCGGGTAACCGAACGATTACAGCAAGTGCTAAAGCAGGAAGTGGCGCTGGAGAAAGTAAAGAACGTACCTTTACAACAACAGTTTCAGCGCACCAAGCACCAACTGTTTCAGAAGTGACAGTAGCAGCGAATGGCACACCAAGTGCAGAACAGATCAATGCGGCTGTTACAGCTCCTAAGAAAGTTAGTGCGGTTGCGGCAGAAGCCTTGAAGCAAGTAGCAGCAGGCAGCAATACAGAGATTCCAGTTACAGTTACCTATGCGGATGGCTCAACAGAAACCGTTCAGTTGGCAGTATACTCTAAACAGGTAACACCAAGTACAGTCGGCTTCCAACAAAAAGACAACGGGGATGCCGTCTTAACCCCACCAACCAATGCGGACAAAGTGACCATCACGTATACCAACCAAGCTGGAGCACAACAGACCGTGAAATTGTCTAAGACAGGTGGCAACTGGAGTGTAACAGAGGGAGACGGAACCGTTCTTTCAGGTAATCAGGTTGTTCTACCGTACAAGGGACTTGATCGCACACAAGTTATAGGCACAAGTGCCACAGCAGGAAGCGACAAGTACATGAGTGAAGTCGCAAGTCAGGACTACACAGTGCCAGAGCATCGTGTGACGATGGTTGCATTAACTAAGCCATACAAACAAAATGTTACTGATAAAGATTTGTTAGACGCTATAAATCTCGAACACAAACAGTCTGCTAAGTTAAAAGATGGAACAAGCTATCCTACAACAGATGGTTTCCATGATATTGAACTTACAGTGACATATGAAGATGGTAGTACGGAAAATGTATCAGTGAAATACAAAGTTACGGATGCTTCTAAAGGGACTATCGACCAAGCTGCGAAAGCTAAGAAAGATGCTATTGATGGTGACAATCAGTTGACAAATGAAGAGAAGAAAGCCGCCAAAGATAAAGTAGATGCAGAAGCAGGAAAAGCTAAACAAGCGGTAGATGTAGCAACTACGAACGACGGCGTCACTAAAGCTCAAAACGATGCTGCTACCAACATTAACAATGTTGACACAACGCCACATTCAAAACCAAATGCTAAGGCGGAGATTGATACCAAAGTTGAAGAAGCTAACAATGCCATCGACCAGAATAAAGACATGACGGACGATGAGCGTAGAGAAGCTAAAAAGGCAGTGAAAGATGCAGCGGACAAAGCTAAAGAAGCTATTGACAATGCGACGACTGACGCCGACATTACAAGGGCTAAGAACAATGGTAAACAAGCTATCAATGATATCAACCCTCAGCCTGCTCCTCGTCCAAATCCAGTACCAACTCCACGTCCTGACAACGGTGGTAACACTGGCACCAGTGTTACCCCATCAGCTCGTAGCCGGAGAAGTGTAGCCTTCGCTGGTGGCACTCCGTCAAGTCAAGAGAAAACGGTTGATAAATCAGAATTACATAAATTGGTTGAAGAACTGGAAACTCGTTTGAAAGACTTGGATGGTATTGATCAATCTGTCATCGACGCTACTAAGATTATTCTCAGAGAGGGTCAAGAAGCCCTTAGAAATACTGACTTGACAGAAGCAGGCTTGAAAGAGATGACTACTAAGGTCAAAGAAGCTCTCGAATCCTTGAAAGGCAAGCAAACGACTAAGGATGAAGAAACGAAAGAAACAAGCAAAGAGCAAGGTCATCTTCCATATGGTACGATGATTGGCAGTCTACTTGCCCTTCTTGGTCTCCTTCTCTTCCTCATCGCTCGTCGCAAGAAAGAGTCAGAACTCAAGAAATTGACCAAGGAATTGACTAAGGTTCTGCAAGACGGCGACCTTACAAGTGTAGACGCGAAACTCCTCGACCAAGTGCGAGAAGCACTCGCTCAAGCAGTTGCCTTCCTAGCCAATGAGAAAGAGTCTGACCACACAGAAGATGAGTTGATTGAGAAACTCAAAGCTGTTCTTGCTCAGTTAAGATAAGCAATGCTTAGATGAGTCGGAAACTAGCTAGAATAATGATTGAAAGAATTTTGGAAAAACTTAATTTGAGGTGAACATTCAGAAAATCTTTCTCTGATAAAACGCATAATATCAAGCTTTTTTGGGCAAGGTATTATGCGCTTTTATCATTTTGAAACTTTTTGTTCCATCCTTTTTGTGATATTTTTCCCTTATTTCACAAATATTTTATATTTGGATTTTATAATAAGATATAGCTTTCCAGTTTTTACTATACTTTGATATTCAAATATGTTATACTGTGATTATCAAAGTAAATGAAAGGAGTTACGAACATGACGCCAGAAGAAATGTACCTGACAGAGCGATTAGACGTACAGATAGCTCATTTTTTAAAGAAAAGCGTTCAACATCGTAGACGCTATAAGGTATTAAAAATAACAGAAATCGTGGCAGGTTTTCTCATAGCGGTCTTTTGTGCTATTCCTATGCCAGGTGATCGCTACCGTTTGATTTCGGTTGCCTTGTCCAGTCTAGGCTTGCTGTGTGAGGGGATTATCAATTTGTATAATGCCAAGGAACACTGGATTTCTTACCAAAAGACTGCGCAACTCTTGGAGAGAGAAAAATTCCTCTATCAATGCCAAACGGAGAAATATGCAGGAAAGACCAAGGCTTTTGCCCTATTTGTCAAGACATGCGAAGGTCTTATCTCAGAGGAAATCAACCAGTGGGAAAGTATCCAGTCAAAAGAAGTGGCAGCTAGTGCAGAAGCTCCAGGGAAAAAAGAGTAGGAGGTGGAGGAAATGTTTCAATCCAGCTACCTATTGCCCTTGCTCTGGTTAAAAAAAGAAGCCGATAAGGAAAAGATGAGCGCGACCCAGTGCCAGATATTTTTCTTTTATTATCAACTGTTTGAACTCTTATTTGCTAGAGAAAGCGACTTGAAAGACTTGTGTCTGGGAAGGCAAGGTTTTTATTTCTCGCAGTTAGAGAAAGATTTGCTTTCTGGAGTTTCCCACTTTCTAAAAAACTTGGAGGGAAAAGGGACTCTCAAGGCTAACCAAGAAGTATCAGCTCGCAAAGCCCTTTTTCTAGCCTTGACAACTAGCCAGTCAGATTGGCAGGAGTTGGCTTCTGTTTTTGATTTTTATCAGGCTGTCGGGAGACTTGAACATCCTTCTCTCTTGAGTTCTCAGGACAGACAAGATCTGATGTGGATTTACCAGTCAGCTTTGGAGAAGGATTATAGTGTCAAGGTGATTGGCGACAAGCATTTTGTGTTGAAGAGACAAGATGCTACTAAATTGACAGGGCGCCAAACTCAAACTTTGGAAATTCTGAGTCAATCAGAAGACTTGGTCAATCCTGTCTATGTTACATTAGGAGAAAAGGGGGTGCTCTTGCTTGATTAAGAGAGGAGATGTTGTAGCTCTTTATTTGCCTTTTCCAAGTATTAGTAGCGATTTGGCTGTGAAGAATCATATGTATATCTGTATTGACAACAGCATGACTAAAAACAAAGAGTTGGTTAAAAATCAGACCTTCAAACCAGCTCTCTTGACCAGACGTTTGGTCAAGAACTTTATGATAGAAGAGCCGGATCTAGCTCGTAATCCTTTTACAAGACCAACCTTGATTGACTTAGATAAGGTATTTATGTTGGATAATACGGTCATTCCGACTTCTTATCTAGCCAGACGGCGACGCAATGTCTCAGAAGAATTGTACGAGGAAATTTTGGATCACTTAGTCCAACCACAGCTGATTTCGCTGAACAAGTCTGAGTTTATGCAACTCAATCCAGGAACTTATTAGGAGGTAGAAGATGGCAAATAAAGCAGTAAATGACTTTATACTAGCTATGGATTACGATAAAAAGAAACTCTTGACCCATCAGGGAGAAAGTATTGAAAATCGTTTCATCAAAGAGGGGAATCAGCTACCCGATGAGTTTGTTGTTATCGAAAGAAAGAAGCGGAGCCTGTCGACAAATACAAGTGATATTTCCGTGACGGCTACCAACGATAGTCGCCTCTATCCTGGTGCCCTTCTCGTAGTGGATGAGACCTTGTTAGAGAATAATCCCACTCTTCTTGCGGTCGATCGTGCCCCGATGACTTATAGTATTGATTTGCCTGGTTTGGCAAGTAGTGATAGCTTTCTCCAAGTAGAAGACCCCAGCAATTCAAGTGTTCGCGGAGCGGTAAATGATTTGTTGGCCAAGTGGCATCAAGACTATGGTCAGGTCAATAATGTCCCAGCTAGAATGCAGTATGAAAAAATCACGGCTCACAGCATGGAACAACTCAAGGTCAAGTTTGGTTCTGACTTTGAAAAGACAGGGAATTCTCTTGATATTGATTTTAACTCTGTCCACTCAGGCGAAAAGCAGATTCAGATTGTTAATTTTAAGCAAATTTATTATACAGTCAGCGTAGATGCTGTTAAAAATCCAGGAGATGTGTTTCAAGATACTGTAACGGTAGAGGATTTAAAGCAGAGAGGAATTTCTGCAGAGCGTCCTTTGGTCTATATTTCGAGTGTTGCTTATGGGCGCCAAGTCTATCTCAAGTTGGAAACCACGAGTAAGAGTGATGAAGTAGAGGCTGCTTTTGAAGCCTTGATAAAAGGAGTCAAGGTAGCTCCTCAGACAGAGTGGAAGCAGATTTTGGACAATACAGAAGTGAAGGCGGTTATTTTAGGGGGCGACCCAAGTTCGGGTGCCCGAGTTGTAACAGGCAAGGTGGATATGGTAGAGGACTTGATTCAAGAAGGCAGTCGCTTTACAGCAGATCATCCAGGCTTGCCGATTTCCTATACAACTTCTTTTTTACGTGACAATGTAGTTGCGACCTTTCAAAACAGTACAGACTATGTTGAGACTAAGGTTACAGCTTACAGAAACGGAGATTTACTGCTGGATCATAGTGGTGCCTATGTTGCCCAATATTATATTACTTGGGATGAATTATCCTATGATCATCAAGGTAAGGAAGTCTTGACTCCTAAGGCTTGGGACAGAAATGGGCAGGATTTGACGGCTCACTTTACCACTAGTATTCCTTTAAAAGGGAATGTTCGTAATCTCTCTGTCAAAATTAGAGAGTGTACCGGGCTTGCCTGGGAATGGTGGCGTACGGTTTATGAAAAAACCGATTTGCCACTAGTGCGTAAGCGGACGATTTCTATTTGGGGAACAACTCTCTATCCTCAGGTAGAGGATAAGGTAGAAAATGACTAGGAGAGGAGAATGCTTGCGACAAAAAGAGGCGATGATCTCTCTGCGGATATCTGAAAGTTTATCTCTTGCCTAGCGATTTCCATTGGAGTATGCTCGTGATGTTAAAATGAATCTATCAAACAGAATGTGTAAAAAAGTAAAAAGGGTAGCCAATTCCTTGATATACAGGGGATTGATTATCCTTTACTTGTTTTATATGATTGGAAATTCAAGAATGACACGTATCGGAAATATTTTGCTGTTTATATCTAATACCCATTTATGGAAAAAATGAAATTAAATATGAACAAATCAATTGCTAGCAATGGTTTAGAAGTGCCAGTGTACTAGTCTAACTTCTCCATCTTGGGAACACGTAAATTATACTCTTCGAAAATATCTTCAAACCACGTCATCTCTATCTGCAACCTCAAAACAGTGTTTTGAGCAATCTGCGGCTAGTTTCCTAGTTTGCTCTTTGATTTTCATTGAGTATTAGAGGTTTGCTTAGAAACTCTTCTATTGATTTCTTAGAATACAATAGCGCCTATAAGAACTGTTGGATTTCAAAGTATTTACTTGAACTATGATATGTCTGGAGTAGACTGTCAACAAAAGGTGCAGTATGATTGTTTTTGTCGCTTATATCTACAAACTTCAAACAGTAATTTGAGCTGACTTTGTCAAACTTGGCTGAAACTTTCTATTTGCAGATAATGGTCTAGTTTGTTTTTTGAATGTGGATGAGTGTCTGTTGATAAAGATAGAAAGGCAAGACCATCTTAGCAGGTAAAGTGCTATCCTAGCTTGATTTGCTAATAAAATCCATTTCCTCTAGTGAAAATCAAAAAAACTTGTGTTATAATAAGAAAGATTAAAATGTGAAAAAAGGAGATTCCTAATGGGACGTAAATGGGCCAATATTGTAGCCAAGAAAACGGCTAAAGATGGAGCCAACTCTAAAGTATATGCAAAATTTGGTGTAGAAATCTATGTAGCAGCTAAAAAAGGTGATCCAGATCCAGAATCAAACTCAGCTTTGAAATTCGTTATCGACCGTGCTAAACAAGCCCAAGTGCCAAAACACGTTATCGATAAAGCGATTGATAAAGCCAAAGGAAACACAGACGAAACCTTTACAGAAGGACGTTACGAAGGTTTTGGGCCAAATGGCTCTATGCTAATTGTGGATACTTTGACTTCTAACGTTAACCGTACAGCAGCCAATGTCCGTGCAGCCTTTGGTAAAAACGGCGGAAACATGGGCGCTTCAGGTTCTGTTTCTTACCTCTTTGACAACAAAGGTGTTATTGTATTTGGAGGTGAAGATGCGGACGCAGTCTTTGAGCAATTGCTCGAAGCGGATGTGGATGTGGATGACGTAGAAGCACAAGAAGGTACAATCACAGTTTACACAGCGCCAACTGACCTTCACAAGGCTATCGTTGCCCTCCGTGAGTCTGGTATTGAAGAATTCCAAGTGACTGAATTGGAAATGATTCCTCAGTCAGAAGTGGAATTGTCAGGCGAAGACCTTGAAACCTTTGAAAAACTTTACAGCGTTCTTGAAGACGACGAAGACGTCCAAAAGATTTATACGAACGTAGATGGGTTTTAA